TAGGACCCGTGAGACCCGTGGATCCAGTCAAACCAGTAGGACCCGTGAGACCAGTCGATCCTGTCAAGCCCGTAGGTCCTGTCAACCCCGTGGGACCTGTGAGACCCGTGGATCCCGTCAATCCAGTAGGACCCGTGAGACCAGTCGATCCTGTCAAGCCCGTAGGTCCTGTCAACCCCGTGGGACCTGTGAGACCCGTGGCACCTGTCACACCAGTGGGACCCGTGGCGATGGCACCAGTTGGTCCCGTCCACCCAGTAAGACCAGTGGGACCTGTCAAGCCAGACGGGCCAGTCAGACCAGTGGGACCTGTGACACCCGTGGATCCCGTGAGACCAGTGGAACCCGTAAGACCCGTGGGGCCGCTCAGACCCGTGGGACCCGTCAATCCCGTGGAGCCCGTCAACCCAGTGGGTCCCGTAGCGATGGCACCCGTGGGTCCTGTCCACCCAGTAAGTCCAGTAGAACCAGTAAGTCCAGTAGGGCCCGTCGCAATTGCGCCTGTGGGTCCCGTATATCCTGTAGCGCCCGTAGCTCCCTGTGCGCCTGAAATCTCAAACACGGAGATCGTCGGTCCACCTACCTCACCGAACTGGGCTGCACCGCCAGACACAGAGTATGTGACGATTACAAGCGAATATGTGTAGGTTCCCGCAGGCGGAACATCAATGACTGAAAGGGCATATGGTACATTTGTATTTACTGTAGTGTCCTCGGCTTGTTGAATCTGTGCGAGCGCAGTCGACCCGCGGTATAACTGCAAACGAACCCAGCCATTGCCGCTCGTTGGGTTGAAATCGCCATACGCATTGACTTCGACAGGAAATCCACTCGTTGTGATGTTCGTGCTGATGAGGGTGTAGGGTGTTGATGGCGAGGACGAGAATGTGATCGTGCCCACTGAATTCTGGCTCCAATTAGCACTATACACGATGGTCTTTCCTGCAGGTCCAGTAGCGCCTGTGAGACCCGTGGGTCCCGTAGCAATTGCGCCTGTAGGCCCCGTCACACCCGTGGGGCCCGTGAGTCCAGTCGAACCCGTCAGACCCGTGGGTCCAGTCAAGCCAGTGGATCCAGTCAAGCCAGTGGGTCCAGTGTAATCGGGTCCAGTAGGACCAATCTTGCCCGTGGCACCTGTGAGACCCGTGGATCCAGTCAAGCCAGTGGGACCTGTGAGACCCGTGGCACCTGTCACACCAGTGGGACCCGTCAAGCCAGTAGATCCAGTCAAGCCAGTTGAACCCGTCAGTCCCGTAGGTCCCGTGAGACCCGTGGATCCTGTGACACCCGTGGACCCAGTCAAGCCAGTTGAACCCGTCAGTCCCGTAGGTCCCGTGAGACCCGTGGATCCTGTGACACCCGTGGACCCAGTCAAGCCAGTTGAACCCGTCAGTCCCGTTGGACCCGTCAGACCTGTGGGTCCAGTCAAGCCAGTTGCGCCTGTCAATCCCGTGGGTCCAGTCAATCCAGTTGGACCTGTCAACCCTGTTGGACCCGTCAGTCCCGTTGGACCCGTCAGACCTGTGGGTCCAGTCAAGCCAGTTGCGCCTGTCAATCCCGTGGGTCCAGTCAATCCAGTTGGACCTGTCAACCCTGTTGGACCCGTCAATCCCGTTGGACCCGTGACTCCAGTCGCACCTTGCGAGCCAACGGACACCAATGTCGTGTGAATGTGGGTGGGGTACGCACCCAAGAACGCAATGGTCAAACTGCTGCCCGTCTGGGTTGTAATCCACAAGTTAATCGTCAAGTCGCTCGTGTAATTGTGCGCGGGGACTTCAAGCGTATAGGTATATTGCTGCAGCGATGTTAGCTGGTTCACCGCGGTTCCGCTTGCCGCAACACCTGTGGCAACCGTGCTTCCGCCATCGGAGACACTATAATAAAGTGTGGGCGGGCTGGACGGATTGCTTGCCGTCGCATAAAAGTTCAGGTCCCACAATCCCGCCACCGCAACAATGCCCGCGGCGGCTGCGAGTGCAGCGGATGAAATCGTGAAGGAGATGACATCTGCATTCGTGTACGGACCTGGTGAGTTTCCAGGCACAACCAAGTTGGTCTGTGTCGCACTGCTGAATGTGGTAAGCAATGTTCCTGTTGTGATTTGCGTCCCCGAGTAGCTTCCTCCCGCGTAGTTAAATTGCAGAACCAGACCACCCGAGACACCTGGGGACCCTTGGGGACCCGTTGCTCCCTGGTTTCCTTGTGGGCCAGGCGCTCCCGCAACATAGGGAAGACTGGCGAATGGCGTGATGCCGTCGCCAATCTTGACGTATTCGAATGGCGTCGTCATTGATTATTGCTCAGAAACAATCAACCTGAACGGAAACGTCTGTCCATGTATTGTCGGTTGCAACCATGTAGACGCTCAGGTAATCGCCTGTGTTGAAATTCACACTTGCATTGTAGAAGGACGCAACAAGGCTTCCTGCAGGAATGGTAACCGTCATTGCAGTTCCACCCGTCAGAAGCTGTCCCTTTGGCACACCTGTTGTCGCAGTCGGATTCTTGCACACTGTGACTGTCATATTGGATGTGCCCGATACGGCGCAGGTTACGAGCATCCCCATACAGATGAGCGGCTGTTGAACGCGGTAGAATGCTGGAAGACCCGATGCGTTAGTTGTCTGGTCTGGATAGGATGCGCTAAATATCATCGTGCCTGGCCAGAGCCACCCATACTTTTGCCCAGCCGCCATTTGTCCAAAACATCCGTAGAACAGAGTTGTCGGATACACATACGTTGAAAACCCCTTGCCGCCAGCCGTCTTGGTGACCAAGTCTGTTCCAGGTCCAATCTGGATACCTGCGGACGCCAAATAGGTCGGGTTCACAATGGCCGTGGGACTCGTCTGCAGAATGTCGGATGCCGTATACTGCTGCACGCCTGTGGGCCCTATCGTGCCCACCGTCGTGGTCCGCAATTGGATGGAGCCCGTCTGTGCAGGGTCGGCAGTTTCCACACCCACATACGTTCCCGTGAATGCATTGACCGATGGCTGAGCCACGTAGACATTCGTATCGCGAGTAGTCGCAATGTTCGTATTTGTCACCAGAATTCCGCGCTTGATGCCTGCTCCGTTCGCATAGACGTTGATCGTTGACCCCTTGACGCAGTTGAAGGAGAAGGTGTTTGCACCTAAGGTTCCTGTGCCGTCAAACTGGATACCAAACACGTTGTTAGAGGCAGTATATGTCATACCTGCATTGCAGACGTTCAACACGGTGGTTCGCAGTTTGGACGTCACGGTCGTGGTTCCGTTGTAGTAGATGCCCACCAGATTGTTCGAACCTGTGTAGTTGCTACCCAACGTCAGAGTCAAGTCCTCCACACGACAGTTTTCGCCCATCCTGAGTAGCGTGGTATTGGATGTGGGATTGGAACACACAATCTTGCATGTTTGAGTGTTGAGTCCACGCAGTGCAGTGGTTGAGGGCAGGTTGATACATGCATAGGTCACGTTTCCACACGTGTCCGTGATGGTATTGGTTCCTCCCGTTGGGGATACAAGATACGTTCCAGGCAAAACCCAGATGGTGGAGTTTGAGTTGGTCGGCAACGACACGGACCCAGACCCAATCACTGCATTCACCGCACCTTGGATTGTAGAGAAGGGCAATCCACCGAGATAGGCGGTCGTGTCGTTTCCGTAGACGGAATCAACCCGAGCCACCCAACCCATTTGCATGGTCGGAAGCGCGTTGGAGATTGTCGTGTACATGTAGCCAATCTGCCCAGTCCCGAGCACCATTCCGCCCGTCGCCAGAGTCGCGTATCCTTGGCCAGGCGGTCCAGTGGGTCCAGTGGGCCCCGTCTTTCCTGTCGATCCTGTCAGTCCCGTGGCTCCAGTCAGACCTGTGGAACCTGTCAATCCAGTGGGTCCAGTCAAGCCCGTAGGACCTGTGAGACCCGTAGCACCTGTTGCGCCTGTCAAGCCAGTGGAACCCGTCAATCCAGTGGGTCCTGTCAAGCCAGTGGAACCCGTCAATCCCGTGGATCCTGTGAGACCAGTAGATCCTGTCAAGCCCGTAGCACCCGTCAATCCCGTGGATCCTGTGAGACCAGTAGATCCTGTCAAGCCCGTAGCACCCGTGAGACCCGTGGATCCTGTCAAGCCAGTAGGTCCTGTCAATCCCGTGGCTCCCGTAAGACCAGTGGGACCCGTGAGACCAGTGGGACCCGTGAGACCAGTGGGACCCGTGAGACCCGTGGATCCTGTCAAGCCAGTAGGTCCTGTCAATCCCGTGGCTCCCGTAAGACCAGTGGGACCCGTGAGACCAGTGGATCCTGTCAAGCCCGTAGCACCTGTCAACCCCGTTGGACCCGTCAGACCAGTGGGACCCGTGAGACCAGTGGATCCTGTCAAGCCCGTAGCACCTGTCAACCCCGTTGGACCCGTGAGACCAGTGGGACCCGTGAGACCAGTGGATCCTGTCAAGCCCGTAGCACCCGTCAAACCTGTAGGACCCGTAAGTCCCGTAGCGCCTGTCAGACCTGTGGATCCTGTGAGACCAGTGGATCCTGTCAATCCCGTGGATCCTGTGAGACCAGTGGATCCTGTCAATCCCGTAGTACCCGTGAGTCCAGTCGAGCCTGTCAGACCTGTGGGACCTGTGATACCTGTGGATCCCGTCAGACCCGTGGGTCCCGTGTAATCAGGTCCAGTGGGACCAATCTTGCCCGTGGCACCTGTGAGACCCGTGGGACCTGTGAGACCTGTGGGTCCCGTGAGTCCAGTGGGACCTGTGAGACCAGTGGATCCTGTCAATCCAGTCGGACCAGTAAGACCCGTGGCTCCCGTCAAGCCAGTCGGGCCACTCAGACCTGTAGGCCCTGTCAATCCAGTAGATCCTGTCAACCCAGTCGGGCCACTCAGTCCAGTAGGACCCGTGAGTCCAGTGGATCCCGTCAAGCCAGTAGATCCCGTCAGACCCGTGGGTCCCGTCAGACCCGTGGGTCCCGTCAGACCAGTGGCACCCGTCAAGCCAGTCGGGCCTGTGAGACCCGTGGGTCCTGTCAGACCCGTGGGTCCCGTCAGACCTGTGGATCCCGTCAAGCCAGTGGGACCTGTGAGACCCGTGGGTCCCGTCAGACCTGTGGATCCCGTCAAGCCAGTGGGACCTGTGAGACCTGTAGAACCAGTGAGACCAGTGGGACCTGTCAATCCAGTAGATCCTGTCAATCCAGTAGATCCTGTCAACCCAGTCGGGCCACTCAGTCCAGTAGGACCCGTGAGTCCAGTGGATCCAGTCAAACCAGTAGGGCCCGTGAGACCTGTAGAACCAGTAAGACCAGTGGATCCTGTCAATCCAGTCGGACCAGTAAGACCCGTGGCTCCCGTCAAGCCAGTAGGACCTGTCAAGCCCGTGGATCCTGTCAGACCAGTGGGACCCGTCAAGCCAATAGGTCCTGTCAAGCCCGTGGATCCTGTCAGACCAGTGGGACCCGTCAAGCCAGTAGGTCCTGTCAGACCCGTAGGACCTGTCAGACCAGTGGGACCTGTCAATCCAGTAGATCCTGTCAATCCAGTCGGGCCGCTCAGACCCGTAGGACCTGTCAATCCAGTAGATCCTGTCAAGCCCGTGGGACCCGTGAGGCCAGTAGGTCCTGTCAAGCCCGTGGGACCCGTGAGGCCAGTAGGTCCTGTCAAGCCAGTCGGGCCAGTAAGACCCGTGGCACCTGTGACTCCAGTTGGACCTGTCAACCCCGTGGCACCTGTGAGACCCGTGGCACCTGTGACTCCAGTTGGACCTGTCAACCCCGTGGCACCTGTGACTCCAGTTGGACCTGTCAATCCAGTAGATCCCGTCAAGCCAGTCGGGCCTGTGAGACCCGTGGGTCCCGTCAGACCAGTGGCACCCGTCAAGCCAGTCGGGCCTGTGAGACCCGTGGGTCCCGTCAGACCTGTGGATCCCGTCAAGCCAGTAGATCCCGTCAGACCCGTGGGTCCCGTCAGACCCGTGGGTCCCGTCAGACCTGTGGATCCCGTCAAGCCAGTAGATCCCGTCAGACCCGTGGGTCCCGTCAGACCCGTGGGTCCCGTCAGACCCGTGGGTCCCGTCAGACCCGTGGGTCCCGTCAGACCTGTGGATCCCGTCAAGCCAGTGGGACCTGTGAGACCCGTAGGACCCGTGAGACCCGTGGGACCTGTGAGTCCAGTAGATCCCGTGAGACCAGTCGGGCCAGTAAGTCCCGTGGATCCCGTCAAGCCAGTGGGACCTGTGAGACCAGTGGATCCCGTCAGACCTGTGGGTCCCGTGTAATCAGGTCCAGTGGGACCAATCTTGCCTGTGGCACCTGTGAGACCCGTGGGTCCCGTCAGACCTGTGGATCCCGTCAAGCCAGTGGGACCTGTGAGACCCGTAGGACCCGTGAGACCCGTGGATCCTGTCAATCCAGTGGATCCCGTCAACCCCGTGGATCCCGTAAGACCCGTGGGTCCCGTCAGACCTGTGGATCCCGTCAAGCCAGTAGATCCCGTCAGACCCGTGGATCCCGTCAGACCCGTGGGTCCCGTCAGACCTGTGGATCCCGTCAAGCCAGTAGATCCCGTCAGACCTGTGGATCCCGTCAAGCCAGTAGATCCCGTCAGACCCGTGGGTCCCGTCAGACCCGTGGGTCCCGTCAGACCCGTGGGTCCCGTCAGACCTGTGGATCCCGTCAAGCCAGTGGGACCTGTGAGACCCGTAGGACCCGTGAGACCCGTGGATCCAGTCAAGCCCGTGGCACCCGTGAGACCCGTGGATCCCGTCAAGCCAGTGGGACCTGTGAGACCCGTGGATCCTGTGAGACCTGTAGGACCCGTATATCCTGTGACACCCGTAGCTCCCGTGAGTCCAGTAGGTCCAGTGGCAATGGCACCCGTCGGTCCTGCTGAGCCCGTCAAGCCAGTCGGACCTGTCAATCCAGTCGCGCCTGTTGCAATTGCGCCCGTCGGTCCTGCTGAGCCCGTCAAGCCAGTCGGTCCAGTGAGTCCAGTGGACCCTGTGGCAATCGCACCTGTTGCACCCGTTACTCCGATGACTCCAGTGGGCCCAGTCACTCCTTGGTAGCCAGTCGTTCCTTGCGGCCCAGTCACTCCTGCTATGCCCTGCGGCCCCAGGGGTCCTTGCAGACCAGACGGACCCTGCGGTCCTGTGTATCCAGGAGGACCAGTGACACCTGTAGGCCCACTTAGACCAGTAGCGCCAGTCCAACCTGTTGTACCCGTCAGACCCGTTGCACCCGTGACTCCAGTCGATCCCGTCAGACCCGTGGTACCTGTGGCGCCTGTCAAGCCAGTCCAACCCGTCACACCCGTGGACCCAGTGACTCCAGTGGGACCCGTCAGACCTGTTGCGCCTGTAAGACCCGTCGGGCCGCTGAGACCTGTGGATCCCGTGAGACCCGTCGGGCCACTCAACCCCGTGGACCCAGTGACTCCAGTGGGTCCTGTAAGACCTGTGGGGCCCGTGAGACCCGTGGAACCCGTCAAACCACTAGGACCCGTTAATCCAGTTGGGCCTGTGAGACCCGTGGATCCTGTCAAGCCAGTAGGTCCTGACAGACCTGTCCATCCAGTGGCACCTGTCAAGCCCGTTGTGCCCGTGGATCCTGTCAATCCAGTGGAGCCCGTCAGACCAGTCGGGCCACTCAGACCTGTAGGTCCTGTCAAGCCTGTGGATCCTGTCAGACCTGTGGGACCTGTCACGCCCGTGGGTCCCGTCAGTCCACTAGCACCTGTCAGTCCAGTCGAACCCGTCAAGCCAGTGGGTCCCGTGACACCCGTTGCACCCGTCAAGCCAGTGGGTCCCGTAGCAATTGCACCCGTTGCGCCCGTCAAGCCAGTCGGGCCGCTCAGGCCAGTCGATCCCGTGGAACCCGTGGGGCCCGTGATACCTGTAGCACCCGTGAAGCCTGTTGCGCCAGTCCAACCAGTCGAACCCGTGGAACCCGTCGGACCCGTGATACCTGTAGCACCCGTGAGACCTGTACCGCCTGTCCAGCCCGTGGCACCCGTGAGACCTGTGGGCCCACTCAGACCCGTGGAACCTGTGGAACCCGTAGCACCCGTCCAGCCCGTTGCACCAGTCAGACCCGTGGCACCTGTGAGACCCGTAGATCCTGTCAAGCCAGTAGGGCCAGTAGCAATGGCACCCGTAGCACCCGTCAGTCCAGTAGCGCCCGTTACTCCAGTGGGTCCACTCAGACCTGTGGAACCTGTGAGACCTGTAGAGCCCGTGACTCCAGTAGGGCCCGTCAATCCAGTAGGGCCTGTTGCAATAGGGCCAGTAGCACCCGTCAGACCCGTGGCACCACTCAATCCCGTGGCGCCCGTCAGACCTGTGGATCCAGTCCAGCCAGTCGGACCTGTTGAACCTGTAAGACCCGTGGATCCCGTGAGACCTGTGGATCCAGTCCAGCCCGTAGGTCCTGTGGAGCCCGTGAGACCTGTGGATCCTGTCAAGCCAGTCCATCCTGTGGGACCAATGTATCCGATAGGTCCGCGGTCACCGCTGATTCCCTTCGGACCTGTTGCGCCGCCCGCGCCTACTGCGCCCGTAGGACCGAGATATCCGCTGAGCAATGAGATGGTAACCGTTGAAAAGGTCAGGGTAGCAATCGCAGAACTTGCAATGTACATGCCAACCGACTGGCCAGGAGGAAGAAGGAACGTGGTCGATGAAGCAATGTATGCGCCCCCAGAGGTCGTGGTCTCACCCTGCACATTCGTAGCAGCTCCACCTGCAGAGAACCCCGCATAGGTATTGAAGACGGGCGTTCCCGAGTACCCAGTCAGGTATGTATACCACGTGAACAGGAGAGACAGGGATGTAGATCCATTGTTAACAAACACATCGGCCGTATTCGAAAGAGCAAAGTTAGGAATGCTTGTTGAGTTTGCAGAGTCAAGGTGAAGGTATGGAATGAGCAAATCTGTGTTGGCGGCCAACGCAGGTGTGTCTTGCGTCGTATAGGTCAATACAGACACGGGGTTCGCCTGACCTGGCGGTCCCGTGGGTCCTGTTCCGCCAGGAGTGCCGCTCGAACCGACGCCGACCCACGGAAGGTCGTTCCATACATTCACGCCGTCGCCGATCTTCATTTGGTTTGCATAAGGCTGCCCCGGAGACGGAAGAACAACTGCAGGCTCTCCAGCAGACAGTACGAGAACGCCACCCACTGCAGTCCAGTTGGCGAGCGTATCTCGCCGCAACTCGAACTTAACAGGATTGACAGGCATTATTAATAGGTGAGCATACATTTGTATCAGCGTTTCCTCCGTTCAACAACACGTAGTTGAGAAGCGTAAAATACGCGCTTCCACCGTCCATGACAAAGTCGCCACCGCCATCCAGCACATTCGGGTGTCCAACAAATGCGGTACCGCCATCGTAGTCGTCTGACGATACCCCGCCATCCAGGACAACGGGTTCTTCGTCGCCCGAGAACATACCATCGTACACATCGCACACTTGCTGGCATGCCGATTCGCACAGACCTGAAATGCTGTACATTTCCAAGACTCCGTTCGTGAATCCAGATGTGTGGTTCGTTTCACGCAAAACATGACACGGGTTCCCATAGTGCCCGCTCACAACCGCCTTGCGACGCAGAGTCTGTGTGTAGGACGATGCATCGCGAGTTCGGCCCGTGAACCGCTCCTTGCCCACGGAAACGGGCAGAGGCAATGACGGTCCCGATTTCGTGTTCTCGGGAAGGGCCGATTGGTACCCAATCCACACGATAAAACTTAAAAAGAGTGTGGCAACTACTGTGCCTATCATTGTTCCAGGCTTAGATATCATCTACATTGACTTCATCCTCCTCAGCGATGAACTCAATGCCACCCTCCTCCGTGGGTGCATCTGTCGCAGCCCTCGCAAAGATGCGCTTGTCTGCGGTCGGAACCATTTCCTGGTAGCGGGCAATCTGCCTGTCGTTGAAGACCGACATGATCTTCCACGGCGTCCCTCCCAGGCCTGTATCAGCAAGCAGCACCACACTGCCCACATCAATCCAGACATCCTTCTTGTTGCGACCCCGCAGGCCGCCGCGCAGAGGCGCATGGACCAGCTTGTCCACGGGGCGCGTCTTGCCCCCAATGTCCTCGTCGACTACGAAGAAACATTCCATCATTCCTGAGCCCAGGCGCCGCATCACGCGGGCAATGTGGACTCCATCCGTCTCAGCCTCTTGCAGAAGATCGTCGAGCAATGCGTCATTCAACTTGTTGTTGGCCTTGGTCTTGTTGGACTCAGAGTTGCGCTGCGAGCGGTGGCCAGAGCCTCCAGTGGTGTTGCGGGGCATTTTGTATGTAGTGTACACTCTCTTGTCCGTTAGGACCGCGGTTTCCGTTTTTGGGCGGCCCTCTGGGACGGTCCCAACGGACACCCTTGAAAACGGATTCTTGACCACCAGGCCAACCCAGAGTGGCCCCCAACTAACGGACAAAATGAACTCCGCACTCTCCCACAACCTCGACCTCGCCATCCGCCGCTCTGCACCTGCATTCAAGATCAATGCCGACGAGGTAAGCCGCCGCCTCCTCGCCATTCTGTTCCCGGTTCCGAATGTTACGCTGCCAATGGCGCCGCTGCCTGCGCCCGTGGCCGCACCCGCCCCGGTTCTGGCGCCCAAGCCTGTGGCCAAGGCCGAGGTCCCAGTCTTCACCTTCACACCGACCCTGACCAAGAAGTTCGCGGAGATTGCCAAGGAGTACAAGGTAAGCCCCGAGGACCGCAAGCAGGACTTCCTGGAGTTTGTCAAGCAGATGTCCGCCAAGGACTACTCTGCAAAGGCTCCGCAGGATCACATGCGCGAGTTCCTGAAGCCTAAGCCCCAGATGCCGTCCAACGCGGCCGCTGCGTGCGCTTCGATCACGGCGCCTCCGCCCAAGCCTGAGATGGTGGAGGTCAATGAGAACTGCGTGCAGGTTCTCTACAAGGGACGCGAGTATTGGGTCGGCGAGGACTCGAAGCGCGTCTACCTCACCTCTGCGGAGGGAGTAGACGAGTTCGTGGGTCAGGTGGGACTCGCGGAGTTTGACGGGATGGTCATGCCAGTGGACGAGGTCTAAAGACCCAACCCACAACTCAACAACAAATCAATTTTTCACTGAGGGCAGTGGCAGACAGCAGGGTTTGGGCGCTTGGTCCACTTCGGGAGGGAACGGACCCATAGCCGCACCCACAGTCGTGTTCTCCGAGGGGAAGGCATTGGAGTCCCGAGAGAACTGTGCACCCCCAATGATGGCTTCCTGGCGAACATACGATGTGTAGGCCGATGCTGTGTCTTGGCGTTTCTGCGGGTAGGGCGAGTAGATACGGAAAGTGAAGTCAAAGTAATTGTACGCGGCGCTACTTGACTTGATTGCGATGCGCACGGCAAAGTTCCCAGCCGTCAAGGGCATTCCAGAGAAGGTTCCCGTGATTGTGTCAAATCGGATTCCGTTTGGAAGACCGTCGTTCGTGAGGAAGAAGTAGACAGTGCTGCGGTTCACTGTAAGAGTGATCGGTGTCATGAATGTGTACTGCATGATCGTGTATGCCGTGTTCACGGGAGAGATCAGTTGAATCGTTGGATCAATACTCGTAGCCACCAATGTCGAGTTTGATGCATAGGGGTAGAGTGCGTTGAACCCAGGCGACAGTCGGGTCACGGATGGATACAGGGGTGTATCTGGCACAACAATCCAATCAGCAGACAAGTCTGGAGACGGATTGATCAGACTCTCGTGCGCGCTTACCCGAATGGTCCACGACGAGTTGGAATAGAGAATCGTGGATGTCGCAAAGAGACCCAAAGGCAATGCCAGGTTGGTCCAGGTCTGTCCGTCGGTTGATGTTTTTGCGTACACGGGAAATGTGGAGTCCGTGCCAAGTGCAATCCAAATCCCAGCTCCGTATGTGACCGCAAGCCCCGACCTGGCAAAGTCATTTGTACTCGCATTCCAGTTGAACCCATTGTCGGTGGACCACCGAAGCGTCGTCGTGAGAGAGGGATATGAGGACCCTGCAGAAACCCACGGCGTTCCAGCTGGGACATCAATTGCAAAGTCCCGCGTCTCTGTGAAGAACCCTCCAGTGGATACGAACCCACTCGTGTTCGTAAAGGATGTAACCGTCGTCCAGGCTGGGGCGATTGTGGCCTGTTCGCCCGATCCACTGACGGGGTTGTTCATTCGGCTGATTCGAAGAGCAGAGTATATCTTGTAATTGTATCCGCCCGTCGACACATTTACCTGGCCTCCACCTGCCATGTAGACGTCGGCCAGAGGGGAATAGCGAAGAACCACGGTTCCATACGGGTTTCCGTCGACATTCGATGTCGCAATAAAGAACGGGTCTCCGTAGACCACGAATGGATTGGTCGACACATACGAGGGTTGAACCTCAAGGGCCCAGTTTCCAGACCCCGTTGTTCTGGAGTATCCAAGTGTCCATGTCTGCCCGTCATCGTCGGACTTGAGGAGGTAGACCCGTGTTACCGTCGTAGGACTCGTGATATTCTGCCCGACACCAAGAGCATACCATGTACTGCCAGTTCCCGAGTAGACAACAGAATACGCGCTGCGGTAGAGTGTGGTCGATCCCTGCGTAGCCGTCAGGAAGGTCTTTGACGAAATCGGATAGTTTACATCGCCGTAGAAGATCGACCCGAACACTGTAGATCCATGCGAATCGAGCCCCGACAGCGACACAATGTATTTGCCTGCCGAGTTCAACTGGATGTCGCTCGATGTTACACCGAGAGAGGGAATGAAGTTCGTGGGGTCCGTGCTGACCTGCGTGTTTCCCGCGAACAGCGGGCTATAGAGGACAGTGGCGTATCCTGGGATCCCTCCGAGAGGCGAGTATACGGCTCGAAACTGATTGTTCCCTGCTTGAAATTGTCCAAGGTAGTTGAGGGCAGTCGACAAGAGTGTGACCGTAGACGCAACAATCGAGTTGCCCGTTGAAACATCAACCTCAATATCTGCCGATGCCGCCAGTGTATTTGGATAAATTCCATCGTACAAAGTTCCGCCTAGGACACCGCTCGGAGTGATGGTCAATCCATAGGTCTGGCCCTTCAGAGCAAAGGTTGCAGGGGTCGCTCCCGACGACAAGAGGGCTGACAACGGGATCGGGGGCACAACCTGGCCTGGGGGCAGCGAATAGGTTGCCGCTGGGGCCGAGAGCAAGAGCGCGTCCAAGATGATCGTGTAGTTGTACCGAGTGGTCTGTGCAGAAATTCCTGTAGACCCAGTGACGAAAAAATGATCGCCCGTCCGCTGATAGCAGGTTCCCGTGATAAGACCCGTTCTGCTCATAACGAGACCAGTGGGCAGGGCAGTCGCGACATACGAGATGATAACTCGACCGCTGAGCGTTGTCGCGCTGATTTGGATCGGCGTAATCACCTGATTCTGGAGGAAGACAGGTGTCGCAACCGACCATGTGAACACATCGTTCAAGACGGCAAAGGGTACAGACTGAGTGGTCGCCAAGATACCATCATTTGCAGTGACGCTTGCAACAGTGGCAGAAATCAGTGTCGTCGGAACCCCAGAGAAGGTGATGCTGTTTGAATTCGATGTCACCGTAATACCACCCTGTGTGAAGCCTGTGGTGGAGAAGGCGATTGGCTGACCAGACAGAGAGTTTGCAGTCAGTGTGAGGTTGCTCGAATAGTACCCAGGAAGCGGATTGACAAGAGGACGGCCGATGATAAAGTTCAACGATGCGTCTGCAAATGGCGTCAGGGTAAGCACATCGTTCTGCGAAATGACCGTGAACCGAATCGATCCACTCACTCCCGTCGAACTCACGGCAGTTGCCGTGTATGTGTTTGAGCCTACAAAGGTGGGGGTTCCCGTCAAGGTAGCGACACCACTCGTAGAGTTCAACGACAAGTCAGATCGAAGGTCGGGCGATGAAATGGAAGTAATCAAGGATCCCCCTCCAAAGTAGCTCACTGCATTGAAGGGAATGGGCGTGATGGGGAGATTCACGAATGTATTCGGAAAGACGGCATTGTTCGCAGGTGTCGTAAACACGACAGTCTCTGTGTAGTTGAAGGTCAAGTTGGTCGACGCAGACAACTTCCCCGAGAACACGCTGGTGACATCTACACGAAGGGGTACAGTGACGGACTGCGTGCCAGTGGAAGGTGTTGCCACAGTGGGCGTTCCCGATAAATCAATGATATTGTCGCTCGGGTAGAACGGGTACCCAGTCACGGGATTACCCGACGAATCCGTAAAGAGCAGGCCACTCGGGAGGTTGGAATACGGATACGCAAAGGACAGGTTCGAGGATGAAATCGGAGGAATGGCGGTGAATCGGGCGGGTGTGATGGGGACACCCACAGTCAGCGACAAATTGAGAGGGCCGCCGAGCAGCTGAACGCGCTCGGACAGAATCTGGATATTGATGTTTGCAGAGACCACTTGCCCCAGCGTGTTCGAAGCCACGAGGACATAGTTCGCGGCCCCCGTGGTTGCTGCAGGTTGTCCACCCAGGATGAACAGGTTCGAGTTGGATCCATAAAACTTCATTGCCGCTGGGAGTGACGGCTGGGTAAAGGCGGTGTTCGAGTCAACGGGAACACTTGGGATGAACGAGATTGGCGCAAAGGCCTCGTTCGCATACACTACGATCTTGCTCGGCAGTGGGTTCCCCGACGAGTCTGTGAACCGCCCTGCTCCGCCAAAGACCAGGTTCGAATACACATTGCTTTGGTTGTCCACAATGACCAACGGATACCCCGTGGTCGAGACGATGGAATTGAAGCCGTTCGACCCAACAAAGTTCACGCCCGTCGCGTCGGTCGACAGATATCCCAGCAGGTTCGTGGAGGTATTGGAAAAGGTCGCAAACGTGTTTCCAGGCGGAAACAAGAATCGATAGGTAAAGGGCTCATATGCATAGACTTGAATAGCCCCCGTTGCTGTGAACGGTGGACTTGCCGTTGCAACGAGGAACGACATTCCCTATTACTTAGCAGCAGGAAGAACTGCTTTAGGTGGCCGAGCGGCTGTCTTCTTGGCCACCTGTCCAGCTGGAACAAGTGCACGCACAACCTTTGTCTTCTTCACCTTGGGGAGATTGACAACCTCTGGAGGCGCATCTGCGGGGGCGACTACTTCTTCGCGGGGGAGGTTGAGTTCGTCAAACCGTTTCTGGGCTTCCTCAATAGCCAGGTCCCGGTAAACCAAGTCGAGCTTCAGCTTCAAAAGGCTGGAGTTGCGATCCATACTCTTCATCGCGAATGTTTCGAGTCGCTGAATACCAGGTGGTGGGCTTGAATGGAATCCGTTTTTCTTCAGTCTTTTCTTGGGTCGAGTGATACTGGACATAGAGAAAGTAGGCAAAGGTGCTCAAGACGAGGACAAGTAACACGATGTTAAAGACCATCGATGTTGCTTGTGTCAGTTCGTTGCGCCGTCCAATCAGCATGGACTCTACGGCGCCAAGGGATGCGAGATGTTGCATTGTTGAGTCGCAGGAGTCCATACGGCTCCAAGAAACGACAGAGAGGCACGGGCCCACGGATCGGATAAACAGGAACACACATGAATGCGAGACCCATACACAGAGGCCAACCTAACCAGGTCGTGAACCTGTCGGCGTGTCTGCCCTCGAGTACATACTGCGAAGGTTGTTCCTTGGTATCGGAGACAATCCATTTACTCCGTGCCTGTAGACGACAGGCTCTGTGTATACGGGTTCTTGGTGAAGCCCTCGAGAATGCCAGTGTTGTTGCGCTGGACATAGATATCCTCCTGCAGGGGGTTGAAGTACTTGACCGAGCCCTGGAGCTCCGACTGAGGAGCCTGTCCGCCAATGTTCATCAGCGGAGTGTCGAAGCGAGTCGCCGCCGCAAAGATGCTCTCGTCGCGGTGCGTCGCCACATTGTAGGACTGAGGACCCGTCTGCAGAGACGACATGCCACCCACGGGGCCACCAGGTGTCGGGCGGCCCTCGACTGTGAGCTTCATGAACTGCTGGAAGGGCTCTGTGAAGGAACGGATATAGGTCTGGTAGGTGTTTGCAGACTGCGGGCCACCAATGAACTCCTCGGAGGTGGACTCGCGCTTCTGTGTCTTCATCACCTGCTCGGGGTACATGGCACCTGCAACCTGCTGACCCACAGCCGTGTTCAAGTGGTCCATCTCGCCATCCTTGCCCTCCAGAATGACGAAGCGGTCGGGCTTGTTCTTCTTGACGGGCGCCTGGATACCCACTTCCGAGATGAAGAAGGCACCAGGAACCGCCTCGCTCTTGTAGGTGAGCTTGGGCTTGGAGGCCACACGGATCTCGTCAGTTGTGAGCGGCAAGGCGTACTCGCGGGCGGCATCCTGCTGGTATCCACCTGACGGCAAGTTCGTGTATCCGTCATTCACGCCTGGGCCCACTTGGACACGATCAATCGGGAACACATTCTTGGTCGCCAGACTCGTGACCATGCGCGACTGCTCGAAGTCCGTCTCCACAGGCTGACCCCACGGGTTTCCATTGCCCTTCTCAGGTGCGAAGAACGCAGGCGATTCCTCCTTGTGGAAAAAGGTCTGCTTACCCGTGCCCGTGTAGGTATCCAGGATACCGTCCGTGGCGCCCGAGTACATAGACTGGGTCATGTTCGCACCAAAGAACGGGACCATGTTGGCGTGTCCTGTCGGAGTGTCAATCACCTGCATGGCACCACCTGTCTGCTCAGGGTTCACAAAGGTCTCCATCGGATTGACGCCACCGCCCTGCATGGCCTCCTGCTTCTTCTTTCTAGGATTTGTCTCATTGGCGAGGGCGTAGCCAAGAGCCGCAAGGCCCATAAGAAGAACCACGTCCATCTTTGTGTATGACCAGACAAAATGTGCTAGGAACTGCTTCGCGCTTCAGGCTGGCGAGTCGGTTGATTGGTCTGAAACGGAGCCACGGCACCATCTTGCGGCTTGAACAACAGGGGAACAAAGGGAAAGGTGGATTCCTGGGATGCAGGGAGCGATGATACGCCTGTGGTTTGGTAGCTCTTCTTCGTGAACGGTTGCAGCTTAGGGAGGCACGTGTCCATTGTTTTCTACCATAGAAATAACGGAATGCCGAAAAAGGGCGTCATCGAAAAGACCGAAGAGAAGGCGGGCAGCTTTCTGTGGATGCCCGACGTGGTTGCACCCTTTTACGACATTATGAAGTCAGTCTCCACAGCTGCCCGTACCATCCTGATCCTTGTCGTCGGACTCTTCATTATTCTCACCTATTACGGATTCGTGCAGGAGGCTCGAAAGTCGGGGGCTACACTGGGCTTCTCGTTGGTGGCCCCTGCCGTTGGTCTGCTCGTCGGTGGAGCGATTCTCCTCTTGTTCATTATCTTGTTCGGATCGGCCTTTTCCCCTGTAGGCGTGTTCGGATATCCCATCTTGAGCACCTATCCCAACACCTGTCCGAACACACATCCAGAGCGCAACGAACTGTTGTGCTACAAGCCATGTCCCGCGGGTCGTCATCGCGTAGGCGATGTCTGCTGGGCCGATACCAAGGAAAATGGCGCAGGAACCCCAGTGGGACTCGAGAAGTGTCCAGATGGATGGAACAACTGGGGACTGGTGTGCCAAGAACCGATCCGTTGCGGTCTGAAAGATGGATGGCTTTTGCAGTGTACAGGCGGGAACCTGGTCGGACGCCTGAACCATGGTGGAAACTGCCCTGGACCATCGGATGCAGGTGGTCTGCCAGGGTACGATGACTGGTATGACCGCTGGAGCAATGCAAACGCAAAGAAGGCACGAACCAAGAAGGAGTGCAATGAAGCACCAGGCACCCACGGAGATGAGCGGACATGCGAAGAAGAAACCTTGGTAAAAGAAGGCGTGCACACGGACAAGGTGGATGGACTGTGCTACAAGCCGTGCCCTGCTGGAATGACACATGTGCCTCTGATGCCCTATCTCTGCGTCAAACAGGAGTCTGACGGAAAGCCGATGCGTCTTGATTATTACGATGCGGACTCCAAGGTGCCTAGCATGGTTCAGTTGTTCGGGTTCTTCAATCCTATCTGATTACTTGTCGGGGTTTCCGCCCTGGGCAAGTACAGCGGCGCGGGCAGCAGCATTGGCGGAGTTTGTAGCCGCCGTGTTCGCCGAGAACTCGGCGCTGGGCGGAGCAACACCAAGAGCAGCCGCTGTCTGTGCCGCCAAAGCCGCCGCCGCTGCTGGCGTGGTCGGGGCTGGAGGCGCCGCAGGGACTGGAGGCGGCGGCGGGGGTGCCGAGGGAGCAGGAGGAGGAGGAGGCACAAGGACTGGAAGCGGCGGGAGTACGGGTGCCGCATTGCCTACATTTGTGCCCACCGACGCAGGTCCCGTCGGTCCCGTATATCCAGTCGCACCCATCACGCCCATGGGCCCCGTCGGTCCCATTGCCCCAGCGGCTTGGCATGTGCTGCATCCGCAGCCCATTCCGTGATCGCCATACATACTATTCATTCCCATAGGACCCGTCATGCCTGGCATTCCATTCATCGGAGTCTTCATCATCCACCACGGGACAGCAACGCCAGGACCAGCCGCTCCAACATTCGCAGGCTCGTGGATGTAGGTGTACCCGCCAGGCCGATTTGCATCGAGAAGGTTCGCGTCTGACGCATTCACTGCAAAGGTCTCCTTTGTGTTGGATGCGGTAACCTTGACGGGTGCAGAGGTACCTGGTCCCACAAGACCCGAGAGGTTCTGCTCGAACTGAGTTCCGTATGCCATGGTTGCCCGAGCACCCGTGTCTAGCGCTCCATATCCCGACCACTGCGAACGCGAATACGGCGAGACTGTGAAGGAGGACAGCATGCCCTGGAAGCGGTTGACCATGGCATTGAATGCACTCGAGTCCACGCCAGGAGGAGGCAGGGGCAGCTTCAGATTGGAGCTGGCCGCGGGCTTGTATCCGTAGCAATTGACACCAAACTTGTAGGAAGGGTCAAAGTACCCACCGTTCACACCCACCTTGCCGCAGGCAGTGCGCTTCGCAGGGCTGGGTTCCTGCTGAAGTGTCTCCCATGTCGCGCGCTGGGTGGGGAACAAGGCCAGACCACCCGCCGACCAGCCATATCCACACCACTCGGCGCCAGAATTGTAGGCCTCATTAATCTGCTCCAGAGTGGCCAGGTTTCCGCCAAAGGCCGCGCACGCTGCAGGAGCCTCGTCGTAGGTGAAGCGGTTGTTATCGACATGGAACACCTCCATACCCACCAAGCCGCTACCCGAGTCGGGCTTGTCGGGAGCGGGTGCGGGTGCGGGCTTGACATAGGTCACCAGCTGCAGAATGTCGTTGCTGATGAATCCGTAGGCCCAGAGAACCACGGAGGACAGAACCAGCACCAGCCAGAACACAATGACGGCCAGAAGAGACCCGCTCATGAAAAAGACGAAAAAGGTTAAAATCATTACGACAGACAGGCTCATCCCCACGAACCCCGCGGCATTCGTGTTCAGGGTTGCAGTTGCGGTTGGAGTACTGGACATCCTTGCTTATTCCTTGAGACGATAATAGAATAGCAGCCGCATCGTATCCGACAACGGGAAGTTGTGCGGGCCGTGGTTGTGGATCCGCATATCGTCAAACTCCACCCAACTCGACCCTGGGGGCTGCGAGCGTCCGTAGGTCCACCAGTGTCCGCCATTGAAGCAGACCACGCTTGACAGGGCGTAGCGATATCCATTGATGTTCAGCAGCGGCGAATACGAGACAGATGTGTTCAGTGTTGTGCAGTGGAACACAAAGACATCTGGAAAGGTCGACATCAGCAACTGCTTCGTGCACCCCTTTTCCTTGCACTTCTCGCAGGTCCAGTCAGGAATGGTCACGGGTTGGACTGCTTGTCCGATGGTCGTGATCAGCCCCTGCTTCTTGGCCGTCGGCGTGACCGAGAACTCGATCAGCGAATCCGTTCGGATGTCGGCGTAGTCGCAGTGCGTGCACTTGACCTGGTGCGACATTCGGAACCGACACAGCTTGTCCAGGAATGGAAGCTTGTCACAGAAGAACTCCAGCAGTTCGTGGGAGTCGCCAATGCCCTCACCTGCAGGCATGAGGTCGGTATTGATGGCTTCGTACAATGCCTTGAGACCCTCGTCTCCACGAGACCCCCAGATTTCTTGAAGACAAAGGTCGACTTGGTTGTTGGAGTCAGCCTTTTCCTCGGTGTAGCGCTGTTGGACCTCAGGGAGGCGGTAGATGGCTTGAAGAGTTGCATTCACCCAGCACGAGCCACGCTGATTGCGGAGTCCGAAGGTTGCCATCTTATTTCATAAACACTGTATAATCTCCACTAAACGGTGACGGATCTCCTTCCGTTTTTGGAATCGAGGGGAGCGTGAAGTAGCCAAGGTCTGTGGGGGCGCGACATCCAGGAGAGTACAGCGTGTTTCCATCGGCACCCACTTGGCAGGGGCTTGGCAGGGTGAGGGTGGCGGTCGCATTGTTGTCGGGGAGATTCGATTCCTTGTTGTTGGGACCCAGCAGATTCGGGTACTTGACTCCCGATCCACCCCACGATGCATTGCCTGGTGTGCCGCTAGACGGACCGATGCCGCCGCTGTTTGGGCCACCCACTTGGAGACCCGTCAGGGCTGCAGGTGTCACCTGTGCGGGAGTTCCTGTCGGGGTGTATGCAGGAGGAGGCATGCGCTGAGGCTTGGGCTTGGATGCAGTCCGCTTCATTACAACACCTGGCGGGGGCGGCGGAGGGGACTCTTGTTTCCAGTATTCACCTGTCAGTGGAGTCGCACCAGCTTCACATTTCCCCGTTCGTTGGTTCAATCCGTATCCATCGGGACAGATAGCTGCAGACGGGCCCGACGAACCAACGCAACATGCACATCCACCCCGAAAGGTGGATCCAGGTGGACACGTGGGGGTGGTCGGTGACGCATCCTGTCCAGTGTCAGCGGCTGACGGCGACACACCTTGTCCAGTGTCTTGCTTGAGAAGGTCCGCATACGATGTGTCGCCCACATTCGTGCTCGGTCCCAGCGTGTACCCGCTCGCGGTTGCCATGTGTTCCTTCTGGAGGGTCGCAGCGATACAGACTGCAGCCAAGATGAACAGGAGAATCCACCCTGTCCGAGTCATTACTCTTATCAAATATTTTCAACGGGTGTTAATTCGTGTCCCTTGCGCTCGGCCCTTGACGGAACTGTCTGCGGGGTGGGGCCTAGGACACCAAGCGCTGATTCACTGAACGGCCCCGTCGTATCCACAGGGACATACTCGTCCTCTGTGCGAACACGCACCTCGTCGACACCATCCTTGGGCGCCAGCAACCGCGCAGAGGGCTCGAACTTCACTTGCTTCTCCTCGCCCGCCGATTTGCCCATTGCAGCATCAATGTGGAAGGCTTCCATAATGATGGTCTTTAGCGCCGCCGGGTCGGTGCCAGGGTAGGCGGTTGCCACGAAGATATCGACATCTGATTCCTTCGGGCGGCTCGGGGCAGGGGCATAGACCTTGTCGTAGAATGCATCGAGTGCGGTGATGTAGGGGGCGATGTCAGTACCAAAGGGTGTGTTGGCGAGTACCTTGCTGGACCACAATGTAGTCGCATCTGGACGCGACACTGCTGCAAACCCACCTGCGGGTTCCGTGAAGTGTTCGGCACTTGTCATGACCAACAGGGCCACCAGCAACAACAAGGGAAGCCACCACATTGTTATTGAACGACACAAAACCAATTGGCGTCGACGGTCGGCTCGGGAGGAGGAGGCTTCGGAGTGTAGGTCGAGGACGGCACCGTGTCCAAACTAAACTCACCTCGGGCAATGGCTGAGTTCGTTGCGTCCACACCCTGCCAAGTGGGGCTCAGTGCGTCATACTTGGCTTGGGTCGACGGATCGCGCGGCGCAAAGGTCTTGAAGGATGCAGCCGTGGACTCGGTGTAGTCCTTGTACTGCTTCAGGATGACGGGCTCATTTCCAAGAGGACGGAGGGGAGGAGCAGACGACCCAATGCTTGTCATTTTCTAGTAGGTGATATAAATGGCTCTGCTCTTTTCCAATGGAGGTGCCAAGATGGAGGAAGCGCGGAGGTCTCTCCGTTCGCGTCCTGCTCTTGTGTTGTTCTTCATGAATGGTTGCCCTCACTGCGTTCGCAATGAACCTGCATTCCGCGCTGCTGCCAAGAAGATGAAGGGCAAGGCAAAGATTGTTCGTATCGAGTCCAAGGATTTACCGCCCGAGGAGGGCGTCACTAGTTTTCCCACCATGAAGTACCGCCCTGCACATGGTCCCGATCGCGTGTTGCCAGGGTCTCAGACCAAGGGCACTGAGATACTGTCGAAACTGGGTTTGAAGGGAGGCCCTGCCACGCGTCGTCGCAAGGCCGACACTCGCCGCACTCGCCGTCGGGTCTAAGCTCGTGTGGCATTCCAATCCGTCATGCTCAGCTTCTTCTCACCTGGGTGGACAGCCGCGTATAACTCTGCGTCGCTCGGAGTGGCCATGGTACCCTTTGCAGGCACATACCCCTCGTTCAGGATCTTGTCCGACCCCTTGCCGCCACCGAGGAACTTCTTGTAGCCGTCGAGGTCATCCGTCGGCACATTGTGGAAATTGATCTCAGAACGCATATTCGCATAGACATCGCTGGTGTCCATGTACAGGTTCGAGGTTTGCGCGAAGGATGCATTCACCTTCTCACGAATCTCGCGGCTCGTGATTTCGGCAGGCGGCGGCTTGTTGGGATTTTCGTTAATGTCGATCAAAGACGGATTCATGAAGGGGTTGTCCTGCGTCGGCTTCGTGGTGTCCTTCCCCACGTAGCTGGACACAGTCGGAGACCCTCGGAACATCTCCTTGGCGACGGGGAACCACTTGTGCAGCGCAATCGTGATCATCATGGTCACGGGGATGTACAGAATGTAACGGAAGTCCATGGAGCAGAGAAACAGCAGGCTCGACAGGTACGTGACAAAGCGCACCACGGCATTCAGCGACTGGTCCACAGTCATATTGGGAGTGGGGACGAAGGACAGCCATGTGTCCGAGCGAAACAAGACAGACGGGTCTGCGATCCAGAAAGGTTCGCTCATCTCTTATCTTCACTTGCGACCTTTTTCGTGCAGTTTCTTCTGAAGACGAGCCTGCATACGAGCACGGCGGGCCTCGGGGGAGTTGCCCATAATGACTGCAGAGGTATTGCCAGTCGTGTTGCCCTGCTGTCCGACCACCATCTCATTGAGGTACTTGCCAAAGGTCGACTGGAACTTGGCCCGCAGGGTCTCGAGTTCACGAATCAGTTCCTTCTGGTTGATACGCCCCGTGCGAATGCGGTCCTGCAGAAGGTCCTGCGCCCGCTTCATGATGGTCTGAATCGCGTGACTGCGCTCGGGGTGCTGCAGAGCCTCCAGCAGCTCAGTGGGGTTCTCGAAGTCAATTCCAATGTCATCAAAGTCCATCGACGACACGAGGTCCCCAACCACAGTCACGAGGCGAGTGTTCAGGATCAACTCAAAGATCTCGTGGAGCGAGGCAGATGTGTCCTCCTCCTCCAGCATCTTCAGGATCTCATCGGTTTGGGTCGTGCCACCGGGGAGCATGGCCTTGACCGCGTCCAGTGCCTTGGTCAGCGCCGCCTTGGGATCGCCCTGCATGAACGAGTACACCAGCGCCATGTGGAGCTTCTTCCATGCATCGTCCGTTCCAGGCCAGGCGCGGCGCATGTCCACGCCCTCAAAGAGCTGGACAGCCTCCTCTCCTCGGAACAGCGTATTGTCCTTCTGCACCACCTTCATGGCATGGGGCAGGAGTGCAGTTTGCAGCTGAGTAAACATCTCCTCCGTCGGCTTGGGAAATGTCAGGGAGGGCGACGCCTCCTTCAGGTGGTTGATAAGTGCCCGTAGGTGTTCCATTGTAGTTAGTCAGACATTTCCCTTACCGTCTCTAGACGCGAGTCTGTCCGTTACCACCCCGAGATGCGAACTGCGCTTTCTGGGCCTCCGTCATGCAGATACATCCCTCATCGCTGACAAAGGGACTCGGGCAGCAGTCGGGGGACTTGCGGTTCTCGTCAAAGGCAAACAGCTTCTCGTCCTCTGCGATCTTGTAGGGTGCAGGGTCGACCTTTCCAGGTCCCGACACACCCTCCTCGACGGCATAGACATCCGACTTTGGCACGGGAGACCCGATCTCGGTGGCCATGGTAAAGGTCTCCGTCTTTGGAAGTTGGAATGTCACATAGAGTCCGAGCAGGAATGCCGCAACGAAAAATGCCAGAACAACGGGGGTACGCTTCATTACTAGGAGGCGGCGAAAAAACGGATTCTGTGGCGGCTGGCTAACGGACCTCACCATGGACCGTCTTTCTCTCCCCGAGCTTAAGCAGGTTGCCCGCGCCCGTAACATCAAGCAGTACTACATCCTCAAGCGTGCCGAGCTCATTCGGCTTCTGAGTCTCCCTGAACTACCTGCATCCTACCGTATCGAGAAGATGACCATCCATGAGCTCCGCGATGAGGCCAAGAAGCGGAATATCCGTGGGTTCTGGAGCCTTCGTCGTGACCGCCTAGTGTCGCTACTGTTTCCTGAATACGCTGAAGGCATCGAGAACACTACCCCGAAGAAGCACGAGGAGGATGAGCGCGAGACACAGGAACATCATGATCCACAGGAGCATGATCCCAAAAATGTAGGGGTACAGAAGGTTTAAGATGCGTTGGAGAAGAGGTCGTAACACGAACTCCTCCAGAGGTTCCTGGACCGCCGCTGACTGGAACTGCTCCAACACATCTTTTACCAGGGGGTCTAGCAACTTCCTCATGAAATTTGTCTGTGCGTGATAATAAACTACGATGAAGTTCTCGCAGCAAAAGATCCTTCGTCTGGGCGCCGTCCTTGTTGGAATCGTGGTCGTCTATGGACTTTTCACTTCGTATGCCAGCGGCAAGGGTGTCGTCCTTGACGGCATGTCCACTCTGTCTCCGCAGGAGCTGGGTGGTGAGGGCTCGGCCGCGCCGATGGCCGACGGTGGCCCGTATGTGCCTGCGTCGGAGACGAGCAGCCTGGGTGGCAACGCCGTGCAGGTGAGTGGCATGCAGGGTGCTACCCCGACCAGCCAGCAGACCTACACCCAGCGCACGCTGGACTCGGGTGACCTTCTGCCCAAGGGTGAGATCGGTGCGTCGTGGGCCGCCGTGAACCCGACTGGCGTCAATGACCTGCAGGGCCAGAACTTCCTGCAGTCGAGCTACCACACGAATGTGTCTATCATCGGTGTGGGCCAGACGAACAGGAACCCGACCTACGACATCCGCTCCGAGGTTCCCAACTCGCAGTCCAAGGTCGGGCCGTTCCTCAACTCGACCATCGACCCCGACCCCTTCCGTGCGTCGCGCGCCCTGGATGGCCTGTGTGCTTAAACTCCCACTACTACACAATGCTCGCCGTCGCCGCTGGTCTGACAGTGGCAGCCCTAGCTCTTTATTATGCAGGACCTAAGAACACCGTTGCGATGGAAGGCTCGGACGGCAAAACCTACGAGATGCAGAATCTCCCCCATAAGGAGGAGGCTCTGAAACGAATGGTCAAGATCCACGAGAATCTTGAGAAACTGAAGGTGTACTACACCGAGCCCGCACTAGCTGCCGATCCGCCTGTCGGACGCTTTCTGGCCAACTTCAACTCGGACGTGTTTGTCGAGAATGACATGCAGTCGTCGGACACCTCGTACTCGGAGAACAAGGGGCAGAAGATCGTGGTGTGCCTGCGCGACAAGACTCGCCCTCCCGACTATCCTCTGGTCGATGAGAACACCATCATGTTCGTGATTCTGCATGAAATGAGCCATCTCATGACAGAGACCATCGGTCACACACCCGAGTTCTGGAACAACTTCAAGCGGGTCCTCCACGATGCAGTCGGTCTGGGCATCTACAAGCCCGTGAACTATGCACAGAGTCCCACGCCCTACTGCGGGATGAAGATTACGGATACTCCGATTTGAGTAAAAACCTACCCCAAACACAATGAAGACAGTTCCCATTGCAGGAGCGGGGTCCGTGTCGTTCTTCGAGGACGATACATTGGACATTGTGCGACAGCACATCGCTCTTGCCGTGAATTCGTACCCCACTCGGTTGTATGTTGAGGCCCATGTCTCTCTGCCCGCCGAGTACTACTCAGACCCTCGGCACTGGGAGGCCCTGTTTCTGCGTGTGTCCCTCAATGGTTCTCGCGTCGACAAGGAACTGTTCAAGATCTATCTGGAGCAAGTGCGCGGTCTGGGTTTGGTGGAGCCGCCAGCGACCCGCGAAGAATGGATGGCGCGCCCCTCCTCTCTTGAATCTGTTTTCTTACCTGGCGCACCTTTCTTGGAGTGGAGGCAGTTTGGTATCGCCGACGACCGCTGCGTAGTGCTGCCCCTGCCTCCGAAGGATGTGGATGTTCCTGCGTCGCGCATTCCCGTCTTGAGCGGACAAAGCCTGTTCGAGACCTTTTACCCTGAAGGCAAGGATGTGCAGGAGTTCCGAGTCACGCCATTGCCCGCTGACCCCTCGCAGATCGTGCAGCGCGTGTACTTTCCCCTGCTCCAGTCCGATACGCCCCAGCGCTTGTCGGATTCCGAGATCACCTCGTTGCGCACCACGACAGACCAGCTCAAGACGTTGCTGGACCTCGAGGCGCCCCAGCCTAACCACGTGTCCATCCTCCGAGCCAAGTGGTTCGTGCCCTTGGTTGATACGGAGTTCAGTGCACCTCGGGCCCGATTCGAAGAAATGTTCTACGGACTGACGGTCAACAAGAAGACTCCGTATGTTGGCTACTTCACGTCCCAGCAGGAGAAGACACGCCACAAGTTCTTTGTCACGGATGAAACCACGAAGGAGCCCTATGTGGACATGACATTGTGGAAGTCCTGGGTGTCGAACACGCAGCCGCAACGCAAGTTACCGACTCTTCTGTTGTACCGGGGAACCAGTCGCACCTCCTTTGATCGCATCGCACTGACGAACAAAGACATTACTTTCACCGCGTGGCGCACCAAGGAGTCGAAGGAAACGATGGACGAGATCAAGGAAGACTTTGTCAAGTGGTTCAAGAGCCTCGATGCCATTACGCCGTTCGTGGAGACACAGGACCTGGACACGGGGCGGTGGGAACTGCAGGATCTGTCCATCTTGGCGTCGTATGCAAAGGAGATTGCCAACTTTGACATGTTACGGTTTCCGTGTTTGCGCGCCGTCTTTTCCACGCAGGACGATTCGTTTCGTCTGATGCGGGCCGAGCACCTCTCTGCAGACCTGACCCCGCAAGAACTGAAGGCGTACCAGCTCCTTCACGAGACGGACGAGTCGGATGCAAACACTCTGGTAGCCGAACTGGGCATGACGCAACCTGACGCCGATGCCCTGGTCCGCAAGTTTTTGGCACTAGGAGAAGAGTTTGACATTGAACGAGTTCTGCGTGGATACCCCACCTTCAAGTATCGGAGCAAGGAAGTCATCGTGTCCTCCGTGACCAATGTGGAGCGCGTTCTGCAGTATGCGAGCCTGCTCCGCCATGTCTTGACGTCCGACGATGCGGCGGTGAATGCAGTGTGTCCCCGTCGCCTGCAAGTTGTCGAAGCGGCATCTGCTCCAGCCGCAACCGTCACAGTCCAAGAAGGAAACTTTGAGGTCGACGATGACCTCGCCGCCCTCCTCGGATTGGAAGAAGAGGCGCCTGCAGGGTCCAATGCTGCTGCAGCCCCTGCCGCAGCACCCCCTCCGATAGCCGTTCCTACCAAGAAACTCAAGGTGGAATCGGGAGATGGAACAACCTACAACTACTTCAACCGCCGCCTTCGCAAGTTCAATCCCAAGATCTTCGACGACACATACCCCACCAACTGCGAAAAGACCAAACAGGTCCTGGTCCTTACTCCCGAAGACGAGGCCAAGCTTCCTGCAGAGTACTCGGCCCGCGCATTCGACACGCTGGAACTCAAGGAGCCCGACGGCGTGGCCATTTGCCCCCAATACTGGTGTGTCGTGGACGAGATTCCGTTGCGAGCCGATCAGTTGGTGGACAATGCCTGCCCAGTGTGCCACGGCAAGGTGATTACGAAAAAGGCCGATCGTACGCCCGAGTTCAGTGTCATCAAGAGGAACCAAGACAATGTGTTCCCCGCCTACAAGGAAGGACAGCCGTGCTGCTACAAGGAGAAGCGGGCAACCGAGGTCATTGCAAAGGATGAGACCAAGGACGATACCTACATTCTCGGCACATCCAATCTTCCCGAGAGGCGTCTCGGGTTCCTGTCCGACCAACTGGCTCGGTCGTTGCGCATCAAGACCTCCTACAGTACCAGCGTGCCCAAGAAGCGCATTGAGGCAGGCAATTCCGATATCTTTCGCATCGGTGTTGGCCGCCCCTCCAAGACATTGCCCGTGTTCCTGAAGGACACCACGCCGATTCCCGCCCCCGACAAGGCCGTGGAGCGACTGATGCTCTGCTCGTTCTTCCGTACTTGGACAGACCTGGGTGATGGAGAGACACAGTCGGACCGCATTGTCTCGGGCATTGCCGCTGCGTACCAGAAAGGCAGCCTTCCTGCTATGGATGAACTGGAGTACGTCACTTCGATTCTGAAGTGTCGCGTGATCCGCGTATCGACCAAGACCAATACGGTCTCGTGTGGATACTGGTCGGACTCATTGAGCGCACAGTCTCGCACTATCGTCCTGCTCGATGGAGACATTCTGGGCCATGTGATGCGACGGGCCGTCAAGGCAGGGGACAAGTTCGAGTACAAGGTCGATATCCAGCAAGAGCCCTTCAGCAAGGACACTGTTCGCACTCTGAACACACTGCATTCGCAGGCGTGCGCATCGAACACGCCCGATCTGCAGTCAGCCCTCACCGAGCTTCGTGTCAAGTCTCAGTCGAAACCGCAGTTGATCCACGATCCGTTTGGGCGCGTGCAAGCGGTCTTTGTACCCAATGTGGTTGTCCTGCCGATTCAGCCGAATACGCAATCGCCGTTGCCAGGTATCCCGATCCGCAGTGGATACGCAGATATCAAGACGGACGAACTTCCTACGCAGGAGGACCTACGCGGATTCCTCGATGGAACGCAGCATTCTGGGTTCAAGATTGCCGAAACCTTGGCAGATGCCGAAGGGCGACCCACCGAGTTCTTGTTGGCGTCTGGATTCCGCGCGCCCTTCCAACCAGGGGCGCCCGCTCCAGGCGTTGCGGCCAAGGAGGTTGTGGGTACAGTGCGCACAACCAACGAGGAGCAATTGGTCAACGGACAGCCCAACGAGGAGGATACCAATACATTCCGTGAAGTCTCGTATGCCGCCGAAGTCTTTGACTTTCTATTGTTCTCGTTGTCCAAGGACATTCAGAGCGCAGACTTCAACCCCCTACGCAACAGCATTCTCAAGCGGGATGCAAACCTGTACAAGCGATTGGAAGCATGGATGACCAAGAAATCCTACTGGGACGCTACGGCCAATCCTAGGGACTTTGTCAACAAGGTGCGGACTCCCTGCGGGCAGTTCAGACAAAAGGACGCGTGTAATGCGTCGTCCTTGTGTGGATATACCTCGGGTGCGTGTCGTATTAAGGTCAACGAATCCCCTGACAAGAAACCCGTCGTTCTTCGCAGGATGGTCAAGACCTTGATGGAAAATGATAAGCAGCGTGCATTGGTGCTCGATGAACGGATGTCACCTTTCTTCAGCACGGTGCTTTACATGGAGATGCCGCACGAGCTTATCACAACTAGTGTGTGAAGACACCGTAGGCAATCAGACCCGCAGTCGCAAGCATGACGTATGCATGTGTCGTCTTACTCGGGTCCTTGTCCGAGAAGATCATGCGAAGGTGCGACCCAACGATGATAACAAGTCCAAGGATGACCGCCCAAGTATGCATTTATCTTATACATACATTTACGCCTTGATCTCCGCCTTCTTGAAGTGGACCTTCAGGAACGACTGGAGGTTCAGGTACGTCACCTCGTCCTTGTCCGACACGCGCAGGAGCTTGGCCAGCGCGGCGTTCGGGAGGATGCGGCGCTTGAAGTTCGGGTCGAAGCAGTTGTGCTGCTTGACGTAGCCCGAGATGAACTTCGTCACCTCCGTCTGCGAGCGCTTGTCGCCCGACTTGAGGCCCATGAACGCCGCAAGCTCGTCCGTCAGCGGGCGCTGAACAAGAAAAGCATTGTTGGCGCGACGGGCCTCATAGACCTTGAGCTCCTCGGGCGTCATGTCCTTCGGGTCCTTGCGCTTCTTCTTCTTGCCGTCACGGGCCTCGCGCTTGGCCGTCTTGATGGCGTCCTGGACACCCTTCACGGCGTCGCGCAGGCGGGTCTGGAGCTCAGCGCCCAGCGCCTTGAGCTTCTCACCGAGGGCGGCGAGCTGGACCTCCGACGACTCCGTGGACTCAACCACGACAGGGGCGGACGGCGTCTCAACGGTCGGCACCGTGAGCGAGGCGGCGCCCGCGGCGACCTTCTCAACCTTCACGGCCTTGGCCTTGACCACCTTCGGGGCCTTGGGGGCCGCCGCCGAAACAGGGGCAGGGACGGCGACGACGGGGGCGGCGGACTTGGCATCGGACTTCTTGGCAGGCATCTTGTTTGCCTTAACGAGAGAGGAAGAGGAAGACATTTCTAACGCGTTGGTATACTCTTACCCTACGGCGGTCATGTAAATCGCTTGCGTCAGGAAATCGGGGGAGGGGCGCATTGTATACCTTAACATCCTCTGCTTGGTGCAGACATAGTAGGTTCTGTAGGCGACGACGGGGTCTGGGTTCTTGTATTCGTCAGGCATGGCTGGCTTGGGTGGTGTCCACTCTTCGGAGAGACCTTGCGGGGTGTTCATGCAGAGCCAGACCAGGTGCTCCTCGCACTTGTGATGCTTGCCGTATCGGTATGTGTACTCCTCACACAACTCCAGTCCGAGACGGCAGAGCCAACGGTAATTGGCGCTCGACTCACGAACCCACTTTGCACAAGGGTGGTTGGGATGGGTCTTCTTATAGGCGTTTGACGGCATGGGTGTCCCACAGACCCAGTGGGCGCAGTACAGGAGCTGGCAGGTCTCAAGGATCATCTTCACGACGTGTTTGTCGCAGTGAAGGCGAGCCGCTTCGACAGGGTCGAGGGAGAGGAAGAAGATGTTCATGGTGGCGGGTATCCGTTAGCCTGCCACTGCTAAACCCATTTTTAGCAGCGATATAGGGCCGACAGAACCATGAACACAAAGTCGTAGGCGTTGGACTCCATCAGCATGAAGATCAATGCATTCAGACTGGTCATGATGTAGGAGTTGGGCGTCATCTGTCGACCAATCTGGAGGCCTCGCGTGCAGTAGACCAGCGCACGATGAGGGCGTCTTTGCATCCCATTCAGATCGATCGACAGGATGCGAAACATGGTCGACAGGTTGTCCTTGGTCAAGTCCACAAACATGTTGGGATGGACATCTTCAAACCCGTAGACCCGGAAGATCTGACACACGGCCGTCCACCTGCGAAAGATACGGTCGGCAGTGAGAACGTCTGTCTCTGACATTGTCGTCATGCCCTTCTTGCGGCGGTAGATCCATATCTTCTTAAGGCGCTGCTTCACCTCGTGGGCCAACTCGACATTCGTGTACGGATTTGTGGGCGCTATGGATCGTATCGACCAATCCCACAGGGTGCAGAAATCAAACCACCACACCTTGCCTCCCTCTTCCAGGCCTACATAGTCAAACGGGTGCTGGCGATTCTTGGATTCAAGAGTCACGAGCTCCTCGTCGTTCACGCAGTCGCCACGGCACAACACGCCAGGCCCGCACAGTGCGAGGTAGCGCCTGAGTTTCCACCCGCGAAAGATGGCTTGAAAGCGGATCAATGGAGCAGACCTGTCTTTCATGACACTTGCCCAAAGCCTGGGCGTCTTGACACCACGATGGTGTCCACACATCGCATGCCCAACCAATGCAGTGTGTGGACACTGGTCATCGGTCTTCTTGTTCTTTGTCGATGCACACCTAGGCATCCCTTGATTGATTGGTACAGTTTCTTGAAAGTTGGATTCGTTCACTAAAAACGGAAAGTGGCCCAGATAGGTCAACCAGTCTTACAACACAATCAACATGTCTGCTTCCGCCATCGTTCCTTCTGAGACTCTGGATATCAACCGCGTCACCATCGGCGAGATCCGCGCCAATAAGGCAGGCGGCAAGACCGTTCCGATTCGCTACAATGGCCAGAACTTCCAGGTCCGTATTCCGCGCATCTTCTATCCCGCTGGTGTGGTTGTGCGCACCGATGATCAGGGCAAGAGCAGCTACAGTCTGCTTGCATCTCTCAAGGGATGCGACACCTTCGTGAAGCAGCGTGCGCCTGGCGATCTCGGTGAGATTGGCCAGCTGTACAACTTCATGCTGGACCTTCAGGAGAAGATCATCCAGCATGCGATTACGAACAGTGGCAAGTGGTTCGGCAAGTCCAAGTCGGAGGCAGTGCTCCGCGAGACGATGAAGCCGATCCTGAATCCTAGCGTGGAGAAGGTGAATGGTGAGTGGGTGCCGAGTGGCAAGTATCCGCCCAGCCTTCGCATGAAGATCTCGGTCTGGGATGGTGCGGTCAGCCTGGATGCGATGGATCCGAATGGCGAGTCCATCGCCGTGACGCTGGACAACATCGAGCAGGTGTTTGCCAAGCGCATGGAGGGTCGCATGGTCATTGCGCCGAGCATCTATGTCACGGGCACGGGCTTCGGCGTGACGTGGCGTGTTGTCCTCGCCAAGATCTTCCCGCCCACGCGCATGTCTGCCAAGGCGGCCTTCGCGGACATCAAGGAGCCTGAGGAGGCCAATGCTCGCGAGGATGCGGATGAGGAGACTGAGGACACGGTCCAGGTCCCCGTTGCCGAGCCTGAGGAGGAGGAGCAGGCCCCGCCTCCACAGATGAATCGGGCAAACACGGGTGGTGCTAGTGCGCCTCCTCAGACTGCGGCAAAGCCTGGTCGGAAGCGGGCTGCGGTGGCTGCAGCAATGTAAAGACCTTCGAACCAGACGGAGGCTTGTGAAGCGTCAAATATTCATCAACAAAGAACACCTTGGACAGATTAGGTAGATCAAGGTAAGAACCAACACAACCCGCATGGAGTGGCTCAAGAGAAGCCCATGCACACTTTTCACATGTGTATACCTTCGGGGGGTTCAAGACCATCTCGGGGCTGAACACGCGGACGGATCCCTTGGTACACTGCTCAAGGATCGTGGCGGCGGTGGTCCATCCCTCGGAGGTGAACCTCTCGTAGACAGACTCTGGAAAGACTGACCACAGACTGTCTCCGATCTCCCACCCCTTTTCCTGTAGGAGAGTTGCGAATGGGCTCTCGTAGTACCATCGCAAATGGACATCTGCATGGTCAATCAGGTCATGTTCGGCCAGTCCCACGCGGTCGAGATCTTCATCGTAGAGCCAGTAGACATTGGCGTGCGTGTAGGCAGGATCCCGACGACCACGGTACACCTCGCGACCGTCCATAGTCCACAAGTCTGAAACCACATCAATGTCGTGTTCTGTAATGTCGGTAGATACTGGGTACACCACGCGGCGATCGATGGCAGACAACATTGTTAGCCTGCGGCACTTAATCAAACGAGACCACAACGCGGACATCGTGACGACGGACAGACTTGGTGGCGGAACGGCTGAGCTCGTGGCGCTTGCGTCGCCCCTCCTCCGTATTGGTCACAACCTGAGAACACGCCTCCATGTCTGCATGAATCTCATCGTAGTGCTCCGTAAGGTAGTCCAGAACCTCGTCCTGCACAGCCCACTCAAAGAAGTTGAGCTGACCTACCGTCGTGTCCAGTCCACGAAACTGGATTCGCTTCCACCTGCAGAAAGGGTCAAACATCTTCTTGTTGTACGCCTTGAGATGTGCCTTGTATACCAGGTAGACGATCACATGCTTGTTGTCCTTGGTCAGGAAGGACACGTTCTGCTTCTTGGAGTAATTGGTCACAAACCAGTCAATCAAACGCAGACTGAGCTTGGACTCACCCTTGAGGATGGATTGAACGCGCTCGAAGGTCGCGGGGTTGGCATAGAAGTTCTCGAGGCGGTGGAGAACCCACTGTTCCTTGCTTTGAATTACAGTATCCGTCATACCTAATCTGTGTTTCACCAGTGAAAATGAGTTTAGGAGTTCAACGCATGGAATCTTGTAATGGATGACGCACTTACGCAGTGTCTCTGGGATGGACCCTTCACACACCTTCAAACGCGGATTCGTCAGTTCGTCCACTTCTGCGCAGGGTTGGTCCCTCTGTCTCACCGCGTGCTTCGCCGTCATGTTCTGGCTCGCGTGCACGAGTTGATGAAGGGCGAGCTTGGGCGCAGATGGGCTCGAGACCGCAATGTGCGACGGGTCATCCGTATCTACGGGCAGAATGATCAGCGAACGGCGGCGTGGCACTCCAAGCGCGGACAGATGATCACGGCCTCGGAGTTGGGTGCCATCTTCACGGGTGGTGAGACGCGGCGTGCGGTCATGATCCGCAAGCTGGATCCGCCTGCTCCATCAACAGGCCCGCCGTGTGCACCTCTGATCTGGGGTACACGATTTGAGCCCATTGCCAAGCAGATCTACGAGGAGGAGACGAACTGTTCCATCACCGATGTGTCGTGTGTCCAGCACCCAGTCCATGCCTTCATGGGTGCCTCTCCCGACGGCATCATCTTCCCCAAGGGACCACGAGACATGCGGCATGGTCGCCTGGTCGAGTTCAAGTGTCCCTTCTCGCGCGTGGCCAAGGATGGCGTGCCGTCCGCATACATCCACCAGATGCAGATGCAGATGGAATGTACGGGCATTGACGAGTGTGAGTATGTCGAGTTTCGATTCAAGCAGGTCTACTATGCAGAGTGGGTTGCCTTCCAAGGTCGCAAAGGTATCTTTGTGATCTTCGAGGATGACACTGTCAGCTACACCAAGGACGCATCCTGGGAGCAGGAGCACCAAAAGGTGCACTGGATTCTACAGTCTGTGAAGAAGGACTTTGTGCCGCGCGACCCTGCCTGGCTTCCCAAGCACTTTCCCGAGCTGAAGGCCTTCTGGGACGAGGTGGTCCAGCACCGAGCCAATGGGACCAAGCCCACGTCACCGCCGTCCACAACAGTAACGATAGACCTTTAACCACCACGGACGCCGATCGGCAAACTTGGCGTTCCACTCCTTGATGGTGAACCGATTGCCCATGCTCAAATTACACCGACGACAAATGGGATACAGGTTGTCAAGAGTCGTCTTGCCACCCTTGCTCTCAGGCACATCGTGTCCGCATTCAAAGTCAAATACATTCATGCGGTTCTGACACCACACAATGGTACATGGGCTCGAGAAGACATGGCCGCAACGGAGAATCCACACCTGTTCTCTCAGGGCGACTGGGATTTTCTGCTTATGAGCCATTGGGAATTACCATGTCTTTTCCTGTAGACGACCAGGAGGGGGTCCGCCAGTGACATTGATGTACGACTGGTACGCATTCACCTGAAACGGAGTCTGGAGTCCTTCAAGGGGCGGGGTCGTCACCTTGGGACGGGGCATATGGTTCGTGCGCTGGGAATAACTGGAGTCTGTCGTCACATCTGTGCGGACGATTCCACGCATGTCCTGGAACGCGGGGTCAGGGCGCTTGGCCTCGGAGGAGAAGAACGTGAACCACGCGAGGCCGATGGCCACCAAGGCCACGAGAAGCACAAGGAATTCATTCATTGTTTAGAGACCCCGAAAAAAAGGGATTGTTTCGTCTCTTGCTCATCAACAAGTATGGCGCCTTCCGAAGAGACAGCACTGGAGACCCTTCGACTCTTCCTCTCTCGCCGCGGACTTCCCACGGAGACGATTCGTGTGACGACCGAAGATCTCGAGAAGGTCAATCTCTACACCATTGGCAAGATGCTGGTCATCTTCAACCAGAAACAAACCACCTCCGTCCCCGACATTGGAAACTACCGCAAGTTTGCTGCCGAGCACTCGTACACCAATGGCATCGTCGTCGTATCGAGATCCAAGCCATCTGACAATGCACTCCTGCAGATGAAGGCCGCATCCAAGGAGCGCATGCACTTCTTCTACCTCCCCGAGCTCCAGTACGACATTACACAGTCTCGCTGGTCCATGCCACACCGCATCATGAAGCCCGATGAGATTACGGAACTCCTCAAGGCCAAGAACATCACCAAGCCCGAGGTCCAGCTGCTCTCGATTGATTCGCAGGATATCCAGGCGCGTATCCTTGGTGCCATCCCGGGAGATGTGATTGAGGTGATTCGTCACAGCGACACAGCGGGGCAGTCCAAGGTCTGGCGGTACTGCGTGGTGGATGCAAATGTTGTTTGAAGACAATGAGTGCACCCGTAGCCGACGGACAATTGGCGGACCTGGATGCCAAGTATCAGCTCGCGCGTGCAGACTATGATGCCAAGGTCTCAGCGGCCCTGGCATCTGCCGACCCCGTGGCTGCTGCGGCTGCTGTAAAGGCCAAGCAGGAGATGGTGAGTCTCACGGAGAAGATGGTGTCCGTTACGACGCAAACCCCGACACCTGATCTGGACACCAAGCATCGTCAGTTTCTCGATCGCCTTCACACCCTGCAGGCAGAATACAATACCCTGTCGGCGAGCAACGACCAGCTGAAGACCTTGCAGGCGATTCGTGCGCGCGAAGAGGAGAAGTTCGAAGGTCCCTTTTACTTTTTCGGCGGGCTCTTTGCATTGTCCTGCTGTGCACTCTTGGCCACTTTGATCATCAAGCACTAGTACACACCACCCACAAAGACAGCAAACACGCCAATCACGAAGATAGCCACTGCCTTGGAGATCATGATGGAGGTATCCTGTATACGATCCGCACTGTTCACTTCGGACTTGGTAAGGGTGTCCTTGAGGGTGGGAAGTGCAGTCTCGTACGATGCGATTTGTTCGTGGAGCTTGCTGACATCCCCGCCCAGGCCGCCGTTGTCAGCCAATTGACGCTGGACATCCTCCTGCATGTTCATCGTACCCTGCTGTTCCTCTGCAAGTCTCGTATCCAGTTTCGTCTTGGCCGCCGCCGTTGCCTGTGCAGCCGCCGTGTCATTGGGATTGAGCGTAGACGCGGTCAGCAGAGTCTTGTAGTTTGCCAGTTCGTCCTGCAAATCCTTCGGCAATACAATCGTCGCATCCGCCTTTCCAGATGGAGTCGGATTCGTCAATTGCTCACGCCCCGTGAGATTGATAATAAACAGGAGGGTTCCCGCGAGAAGGACAAGCCACTCGAGCATTATCTCTTGGCTAGTAAACAAAATGCCCGTGCGTTCCTTCCTCGAACTCGGTGGCCCAGGCGGAACGGTTCACACGCCCCTGACAAGTGATGCTTCTGAACACACGCGCTACATCCGCATGGCGGCCACCATTGCCCCGTACATCAACAATGGCGTGTCTCCAGTCCCCAATGCCCTCGGTTGGCGGAGCATGGATGCGAACCGTGATGCTCGGTTGATTGCCCCGATCTACGGCAAGATTCGGGCTTTTCTTCCGAACAGAGGATAATGGATAGCGTTCACCAGTCGTCTCGACTGCTCAAACAGGCATCGGACGACTATGATGAATTTCTTCACGACACACCCACACCTCGGCAGGCGACTGCGGGCTCGATTGACTCGCGCGCGTCCAAGGAACGCCAGAAGATCCTCAAGGTCCAGGCCATGCACCTCTATGTCATCCAAGTTGCCCTCTTGACGATCCTGTTCTGCATTCTGGCGTACTGGGTCCTGCCCGACTGGGTTGCTCCGATGGTGAGTCTGTTGATTCTTGCTACGGGCATTGGGTCAGCAATCTATCTTTCACAGATATAATGGGTCAACAGTTCTCTGCCGCCACGGTCGCTGCCGAGCTAGCCGCTGCCAATAAGCTGCAGACGGACACTGCAACCGCAACTGCCAAGGCGCAACAAGAGGTCGACAAGTACACCATGGAGTTCAATGCGGCCCAGACTCAGAAAAACCAGATTCAGACCACCTCCGAGCTCATGCAGAAAGCGACGGGGCTGTACTCGGGGGTCTCTGACGACCTTCATTACACAGTCAATCAGTTCGATTCCCATCTCAAGGACTTGCAGAACAAGATCAACATTACCAACCGAAAGACCGCGGCTCCCTCCTGGTGGCCTTGGCTTGATATCTTTTTGAATGTGATGCTTGTAGTGGTACTGCTGTATGCAATCTACTCCTTGGTGCGTCGTACCTATTACGTTCATCCTCCAGCTACCCAAGTCGGATACCATTAGCAATGGAGATCAACGACTCACGCACCGTACTCGACTTCCAAAAAAAGACCTTCTGCGGTCATCCGAGGGCGCATGTTCGCAAGGTCCTCTTACAGAACATCCAGTTGGGACACGCGGATTACGCGTGCTACTGGACGCTCGAGATGCTGTGTTCGGGATTGGTACATTCCCTGTGGGATGCCTTTTTCGAAGCCGCGGCTCTCCACATCAACCGTGGCAATCCTGCGGTCTTTACCTACTTGGCCAAGGCGTACGAGGACTACATGCCAATCGAGGGAACCTATCCGCTTGGCTCCATGACCAGCATCCGCAACAACTTGGATGTCCGTCGCATGGTGTGTGAAGTCGCAGCCGCCATGTCGGGATCTCGCAAGAACAAGCTGCCGACCCTGCCGACCCTCAAGCCGATCCACGACTTTGACCCGATCACGATTCAGGAGAGCGTGCGTGCTCCCTCGTCCATGTACGGAAAGCTGGTCCTGCGCGCGAACGACCCCATCTCCGTCATGGTGCCCATGAACGAGTTCTGCTACTGTATTCGCGCCGATGTGCGTGACCTGACGCGCTCTCTGTATTGGATGTCGTGGGTCATGACCTTTTGCAGAGAGCACAAGAAGGCGTCCAAGATGGTTCTGCCCTTTGCCAACCGCTCAGACGAGTTCGTATCCATGGAGCACGGCACTCACCCGGTGTGGATCTTTTGGGAGGCCGTTCGCAAGCAGGCGGGTCTCCAGGCCCGTCCGTACATTGAGATTCTCTACAAGATGCACTGTCTGCGGTGGTCGCCTTCGGACAAGTCCAAGCGTGCCCTGTTGTTGGCGGCGATTGTCATTGTGTGCGAGTCCAACTTGGACACTACGCCCGTATCTGGAAACACGCAGGCCATCTCGACCATGCTGGAGGGAATGCCGCGATGGATCGACGCCATCCAGCGGATGCAGCAGTCCTTTGCCCAACCCTGAGCCCAAAAACGGAATGCCAGAGACCGAGTATATATGTCTTACTAGAATGTTTAAGCCCTCTATCTCTGCCACAAAGGTTGCGGGTGTCTGCGGTCTGCACAAGTACCAGAACATCGATGAGGTTACCTACGAACTCTACTGCAAGGACAAGACTGTTGAGCCTAAGATTCGAGCGATTGAGGCCGAGCTCGGCCTCCGATCCTTTGAGTCTCTGAAGACGGATGTGTTCAAGGACGGGAATGTGAAGCAGGTTGTCTATGCAGCTCTGGACGCAGCCAAGTCGGGAGATGTGGCCGCTGCACTGGAGGATGTCGAGATCCACGCTCGCATGGTGCTGACTATGCGATACGGCCACCTGGGAGAGCCCGTTCTGAACCGCCTGGTGTCCGAGGCTCGCGGTGAGGTGTCCAAGAAGCGCGGTCTTAACAACGAGGACAAGATTCTGAACACCTACGAGACGGACAACAATGTTCAGGTGGTGGAGCGCAACACCAAGAACATGAAGATGGAGTTCCCCACCTTCCGACTGGCGGGCCGCACGGATGGATGGGTGGCCGCTCACAATCGGATCGTGGACAGCAAGGACCGCACGCGCTTCTTTCCCGAGGTTCCGATTTACGACGAGATTCAGTTGCGGACCTACATGAAGATGTCGGGTGCAGTAGAGGCAGAGCTGATTGAGCGGTTTCCTGCACACCCTACACGCACGACCAAGTTCGTGAATGACCCGAACCAGTGGGCCGTGATCGAGGACTCGCTGACTGCGGCAGTGGCCAAGATGAACCAGATTCTCGAGTCGCCGACTGACCTAGAGCGAATCATCCGTAAGAATACAGTAAGGAATGGAGGTCCAGTGCACTGAGTCTCCTCCGCCATGGGCTAACGCCGTAGGCAAGACAATCGAGATACACTACTTTTATACTGGACTGGGTCGCATCAATACCCACACACAGATGTTCCAACTCCTGCAAAAGGGCGACAACGGGCGCTTGATTCTATTCGAGCGACCCCATCCGATTGGTGTTCTGTCGCGCGTCTACCACACCGAGGCCGTGACCTACACAGAGTACTCGGTGACACCCCGCCGCTGGTGTGAGCGCATAGACCCCGCAACAGCCTTTTACTTTGAAGAAGTGCGTAGAATCGTGCCTGAGAAAAAGTGAGTTCAGCACAATGGAGATTTGGGAAACACTCCTTCTTGCCTTTGGGTCGATTAGCGTCTTCGTTGTCCTCCACCTTGCAATCTTTTTGCTGGTCCGATGGATGTACCCACCGACTGTGATGCCGATGCCGATGGTCCCGCCTACACCCATTGCCACACCCCCTGCAACCGTGGCTGCTCCCGCTCCCATCCTTGCACCCCCCGCACCGCCCGCGGAACCGCCACTTCCTGAGTATTACACGCAGCCTCCGAACAAGAGCAATGCTACAGCGGATGCGATCACTTTACCCATGGCACCCTCTAGTCAAGAAGGGTCAACCAGCCTCGACGACTTGCAAGGTCGTCCCCCAGTATAATGGGCTTCCAGGCTGGGTGTTGATGGCGCATGATGCATCTGGGGTTCCTCGTGTCGTGTGGACGGACGGGAAGACAGAGGAGGTGCTTCCCATCGTCATGGACGATCGGCTCTGTTTCGATACCATTCTGCGCGGAGTCCGTTTGGGCCCCAAGCAGATTGTTGCGTACGATCTCTGGACTGTGAACGGAGAGCCTGTTCACAACCGCCTGTCCTTCGGAAAGAGACAGGAGGTTCTTGCATCGCTTCTTGCCGAGTTTCATCAGCCCGACCTGACGGCCATTACCACAATCGGCAATGCGCCCGCGAATGCGTTACTTCGTGGATACGAGTGTTACGATGACATGCCTGGGTCAATGGGAGTGTTTACCGAGCAGCCTCCCCTCCTTCCAGAACATATTCCCGACGAAGAGTAAATGGCTCGTCATTCTTCCAAGCGAAAGGGGACTCGCCGTTCCCGCCGCAAGACAATGCGCGGTGGCACGGTGGCTACCACGCCTCTCGGTGCTGGACAGCAGAATATTGTCGGAACCATGTTAGTTGAGCGCACCAATCTCAGTGGAGGCGTTGGTTACCCGTCGGCCACGGACGGCGGCGACCCGCAGCCGTTTTCCACAGGCAGCTATGCGGCGGCGGGCGGACGTCGTCGCCGTAAGACAAAGAAGGTCGAAAAAAAAAAGTCCGTAAAAGCCATTAAGCGGTTGCTGAAGGCCAAGGGACTGAAGGTCTCGGGATCTCGTCGCGCAGTCACGGCCCGTGCGCGCAAGGCTCGCATTCCGATGAAGGGAGGTCGCAGTCCCCTGACGGGTTCGCCGTACCAGTCCTACCAGGGCGGCAACGACAATGTGGATCGCGGACTGGCCAGCCCCTTCTTGAGGGCCAACCCTGTTGACGGCAATGTCCAGAACATCCCTGGGTACGGCCCTGGGTCGTCGGAGTTCATTTCGAGCGGCTCGGGCGGCCTCGTTCCCGCGTAACGGCGTCGGCCCATACATACGGCATGTAGGTGGGGTCGTTGGTGACAATGAACGGTCCACCTCGACGCAGACCCTCCAGCTGCATCTTCTGCATGACGAATGTCAGCTCGACATACTCTGCGTACTCCACCCACGCTCCCCACGCAGTCATGAACGATGTCAAAAAGAACAATCCATCCGACACATTCATTACATATGAAAAGAAGGCTATCAACGGCATGAGAATCATCTCGTTGATATGCTTGATTCGTGGATAGAACTCCGTCGTATCCCAGGAGGTCGACAAGGTTATGTATCGTTCAGCGGTTTGGAACGCGGTCTTAGGCATTTGCCTCGATCCTTACTCCATCGGCGGGAAACTTCATAGGCTCCATTGTGCGCGGGTCCACGAACATGAGGTCCGTATCCGTGGTACAGCGAATGAAGCGGAACAGAAGGTCCAGTGCAATGGTGTTTCCAGGCATGAGGTACCGCTCCACTGCTGCGGTCAGATCCACGCCCGTCGAGGTATCTCCAATCCAGACCCACGGGTTCTTGTACGGCCTGAAGGGGTCGCCCCGGTAAGGCGTAATCTCCTCGCACTCGTAGAGGATACGGCGGCGGCACTCGTCACCGCGATTCCACTCCTCGACATAGATGGAATCCTCGGGAACACGAGTCATGTCCTCATCGTACTCGTAGTCCTCGGAGATCAGATACTTGCGAGTAGCCGTCTCGAAGGGGCTGAAGAAGGCGCCGATGGCGCGACGAAGGCGAAGGCAGAAGCAGGAGGTGAACATTTTCAGCGGGTAGTGTCATCGAACCTCTTCCACTTCGAATTCGTTTTCGTCACTACCGCGGGGGCGCTCGTATCGGCAGGAGGCTCATCGATGGCAACCTCGTTGCCCTCTCCGCTCACGAATGTCTCCTTCGTAGTGCCCTGGACCAGAATCACTTGGTCGAGGTTCACCTGCATAGACATGGCTGTCGCAAGAGCCGTGACTAGAAAGGGAACCGCCACTACGAACCACGAGACGGCGGTGAGGCCGATTCCGCAAAAGGTGTTCAGCAGGTAGACGAAGAACATGCCCACAACCAGCTTAATCGCAAAGGTCACCCACAGTCCGAGACCAATGTCCAGACCCAGCTGGACGACTAAAAAGATCAAGTACAGCAATGCAGGTGGGCAGAGTTCCTCGATGAAACGCATCTTCAGCTATTACACTTCCTCCAAGAAAAGTAATGGACGCCACAATTGACACCGTGATGTCCTTGACGAATTGCACGCGCGAGGAGGCGGAGGGCGCGCTGACCATCTACGGCGGGGACATGATCAAGGCTATGGACCTTCTCTTCAAAAAGCCCGTGGTCGCTGGAGACAAGCACATTCCGATTCCCCCCAAGGCGGACACTGGCCAGGACGAGGAGCAGAAGGCGCTGTGTGCCCAGGGCCGCGAACTCATGGACAAGCTTAGCGTCGTATTTTCAGGCGCCCACCGGAAAATCCTAGAGCAGACCCCGCAGGAGGCTGAGTCACCTGTGCCTGGAGATTCAACGAGCCAGACAACTGAGACCGCGACTCAGCCGAGCGGATGACGATCGGATTCTCTCGGACAAACGCTTCGACCTTGTCAGCAATACGAGGAGCCTCTGTGAACAGGTCCATGGCATCAACGCATGACCTGGACATGTCCTGACGCATTGCATAGTTTTCAGGGTCATCGAGAGAGATAACCGCACTCACCCACTGCTCAACACGGTCGCGCTCGCATGCGATTCCAGCAGGGACAATCCATGCCTCTACGCCCTCGGTGGTTCCAGGCGGCGGCGCACTCGGATTGGGCTTGGAGTAGATCACGGGAATGCGATTGTACATGGCCTCCACTGCAATGCGGCCAAAGCTCTCGTAATTGCTCGGAAGCAACAGAATGCGGGTTCGTTTGAGGATGTTGCGAACATCATCGTCAAACTTGATCCACTCAATGTTGGACGGCGCAGGCGGCACCCACAGCTCTCCGTAGTAGGGAATGACACCAAGGAACTTGCGATCGGGAAGAGCCCTTGCCAGTGCAATGAACTGGTGGACGCCCTTGTTGACATTTGCATTGACCAATGTAATCATGTCGCCCGTCGGGAAGGGCTCTATCTTGATCTTGTCCTCGTGCATGATGGGGCGAATCACCTCCGTGCGGACAATTGTCGACGGCCACGGAACGGTGTTGGAACGGAAATTGGCCTCCATCGTGTGATTGATGAAGAACAGCATCTCCTTCCACCCGCCCGTGATATTGTCCTTGATGGAGTTGTAACGGCCATCGAAGTGGCAGGTGGCAATCATCGGACGATCCAGTCCTCGACTGTTGATCTTGCGCACAACGGGCAGGGCAGGTGCATGGGGGCAAATCCAGACCTGACTGGATTCAAGAAGCTCCGTTCCTGCAGTGTAGTGCATGAACCGAAACCCTCGGTACGTCCCTCCGTTCCATCCTTCCTTGGGTCGGTCGGTCGTCATAAACGCAACCTGATGGCCGCGCTTTTGAAGTTCGATGGCCAAGTCAATATCGTGTAGAAATGCACCGCACAAGTCGGGCATTCGTGTTGCAAAGAAAAGAACCCTCATTATGTTGTTGTATCCAGACGTTTTACTTGGATTAAGCGTGTGGGGTCACCGCCGCGCGCCCACTTGTCCTGGACCCAGTTGTCGGGGTTGGAGTACTCCTGCTGCTTGACAGGAATCAAGGGCTGGTAGTAGTTGGGAATGGCCTTGTCCATGATGGTGGAATTGTCCTTTGTGGAGCGCTGAAGCATCGAGTGAATCAATCCAGATTCAGTATCGACCTCCGCAGGCGAGCCACCGCCCATGTTGGGGGTCGTGGCAAAAGGGCGGACCCACAGCTGCTTCGGCCCCTTGACGCGCCACGCATCAGGGTCTCCCCAGCGAAGTTCAGAGTTGGTGTCCACCTTGCACCCGTTTCCAGGCATAAAGAATCCACTGGTCGGGATCATACCAGGCTGGTCCGCCATGGCCAGGGCAGGGTTGAGAGCATCCGAGCATCCACCTTCATTCGTGGTCTGGCTGCGGCTCATGGCAGATTGGTTGGCAACTGCATCGGCGTCGGCCCGAGCGGTATCGTTCTTGCCTCGCGTCAGAGCGTAGAAAAAGTCGATGGGATTCGACGACATGCTTATCATCAAACCCAGAAAGTTTCACGCAAAACGAACAGTAAGACGAAAGGCAACAGAGTCTCAATGGTTATTCTCCAACCCTGTGATTGGCACGAGCACGATGTTTCCATCAAGGTCGGCAAGACGCGAGTTCAGGAGTATGTGGTTGATGTGTACGGCCGCACTCAAGACGATCGGGTGGCGTGTGTCCGCATCACCGGCTTCAGTCCGTATTTCTACTGCGGAGGTGCGGACCCTGGTCGTTCCGTCCAAGTGAAGAAGTACGATGTGTTTGCAGGCTTCAACGACTTGGCAAAGACGACCATGTGGAAGGTCTCCTGCGCAACCTTGAACGAGTTCCACGAGAAGAAGCGCTCCATGGCGGACCGAGTCTTGTACGAGTCGGACCTTCCGCCCTTCCTTCGCCTTATCCACGAGCGTCACCTGGGCCCTGGCTCTCCGTTCGAGTTCGAGGGCATTGAGATGGCAGCGTCGGAGGATATGGCCGTGGACGTGATGTACACCTGCAAGTACACGACCATCTCTCCCACCTCTGCCTCGATTCCCCTGAAGGTGGCCTCCTACGATTTGGAGGTCTGTCCGCTGGTGGGCCAGCAGTTTCCCGTGGCAACCAAGGATCCCATCATTCAGATCGGAGTGTCGTTCCGCATGTCCGACGACCTGATGACGCCGACTCGCAAGTCGGTGTTCGTGCTGGGCAAGGTCAGTCCATCTGACGATCCCAGTGTGGAGTTCGTGGGATGCCAAACAGAGTCGGATGTTCTCCGTGCCTTCCTGAACTGCGTCCTCGACGAGAACCCCGACATTATCTGCGGGTACAATACCTTTGGGTTCGATGATGGGTACGTCGAGGAACGGTGCAAGCAGCTGCATCTGCTCGACGAGATTAACCTGTCCCGTGGACCTGCGGCAAAGAGCAAGCGCGGAGACCAGTGGGTCACCAAGTTTGCAGAGACCAAGAAGTTCGAGCTGGCGTCGGGAAAGTATGACCTCCGCATTCTGTGCCTGCGGGGTCGGCTGTCAGTGGATCTCCTGCTGAACATGCGTCGCGAGCACTCGCTGGATTCCTTCAAGCTGGACTCGGTCGCAGAGACATTCCTTCGTGGAAAGGTAGTGCGCCGCGGAACGAAGCAGATCTTCACCTATAGCACGCGCGGACTCAACGACGGCAACTATGTGAAGTTTGATATCGTAGGAAACACCTCCGATCCGTACCGCGACGGAGCCAAGTTTCAGATCTACGATGTCCAGAAGGATTCGTTCCGTATCAAGACTGACGACGCTCTCTTTGACGAGTTTGACGCGGAGACTCTCAAGAAGTTGCACTGGACCTTCACGAAGGATGACGTGGAGCCGCACGAGTTGTTCCGCCTTCATCGCGAGGGTGGACCCGAGGGCAGGGCACGCATCGCCAAGTACTGTATTCAGGACTGTGACCTGGTGCTGACGCTGATGGCCAAGCTGGACACGCTGGTCAATACTCGCGGTATGGCGGATGTGTGCAAGGTCCCGATGCAGTATGTGCTGACACGGGGTCAGGGCATCAAGATCTTCTCGGCCGTGGTGTACTATGCGTCCCAGCGCGACCAGGTTCTGCGAACGCTGGAGAATGTGCAGGGCGACCAGACGTACGAGGGCGCCATCGTCATCAGCCCCAAGATTGGTATGTATCTTGACCAGCCCGTATCGGTGCTGGACTTCAACTCACTGTATCCGTCCAACATGATTGCCTACAACCTGTCGCCCGACACGCTGGTCTGCGAGCGCCACTTTGACACGGAGGGTCGCAAGCTCGGGCACTTTGGATTGTCGATGGAGACAGTGCGAGAGCTGGAGGGAAAGTACAAGCTGGATGAAATGGACTACGAGCTCAAGGACGACGAAGGCGTGGTTACGGGCAAGGTGGTGTGTACCTTTGTGCAGACGAATAAGGAGACACCAATGCTCATGGGTGTGCTACCCAAGACCTTGGAGATTCTGCTGGCGAAGCGGAAGGAGTTCAAACAAATGATGGAGGATCCAAAGTATGACGACGCTCAACGATCTGTCTACAATGGTCTTCAATTGGCTTATAAGGTGGTTGCCAATAGCGTCTACGGACAGACAGGTAGCCGAACGTCTCCTATCCGAAAACTCTGTGTCGCCGCGTGTACCACGGCAGCGGGACGAAAGGCCCTCTACAAGGCCAAGGACGTGGTGGAGTCCCAGTTCGGTGCCGAAGTCGTCTACGGTGATACCGATTCCATCTTCGTCAAGTTCCCCACCAAGGACCTATCAGAGTCCATCCGATTGGGGCTCGAAGCAGGTGCCGCCATCACTGCTCAAATGAACCGCAAGCCCTACAAGATTGCCTACGAAAAGACCTTCTACCCGTTCATCCTCTTCTGTCGCAAGCGGTACGTCGGCATGAAGTACGAGGAGGACCCGAACCCTGCCAAGGCCAAGCGCATGTCCATGGGTATCGTGCTCAAGCGCCGCGACAATGCACCGATCGTGAAGGATGTGTTCGGTGGCGCACTGGACATGCTCCTGCAAGAGAAGGATGTCAAGAAGGCCGCTGCGTATGTCAAGCAGAAGCTCAAGGATGTCATCGATCAGAAGGTGCCACTGGAGAAGTTCGTGCTCTCCAAGTCTCTGCGCGACGACTACAAGAACCCCGAGCAGATTGCCCACCGCGTGCTGGCGGACCGCATGGCCGACCGTGACCCAGGCACAGCTCCCAAGGTCGGTGATCGCGTACAATTCGTGTATGTGGAGGGTGCCAAGAAGGGTGCCAAGCAGGGTGACAAGATTGAGCATGTCGACTATGTACGGGCCAAGAAGCTGACCGTGGACACCACGCACTACATCACCAACCAGATCCAGAATCCAGTGGCCCAGCTCTTCGCACTCTGCATTGAGAAACTGGACGGGTACAAGCCGCCATCCGAGTCCTATGCGTCGATGCACACCCACTACATGGAGAAGCTGAAGGACGAGGAAGAGGCCACGCTGGCGGTCCTGGCCAAGAAGGAGAGGCAGCTCGAGGGGCTGATGTTCCTAGACTCTCCTGACCTAAAGAAGGTCGTGCGCGCGAACCAGCACGGGCCTTTAGACGCATTCTTCGGTAAGAAGTAATGGAGGCCACACCAAGGCCAATCGTCGTATCCGTTGAATACGAGGACGGATACGATACCCTAGTACGAGCGAACACACACAAACCCCTTTTCAAATGGTCCCAACGAGACCGCGCATTGATGCGCCTCTTTCGCACTATTCAATTCAGACGCTTGGCCGACTCGCGTAAGTTTAGGCGGTCCGACCTGCCGACGGAACTTAAGGACCCCGACCCCTACGAGCCCGAATATGTCTTCTACTGCTTACGGCTTACGGGATGTTCGGTTTAGAGATGTATGATGCAGTCTGTTATCCCCTTGCTTCGAGACATTGTCAACAGTGAGACGCAGTTTTTTAATCGTGTGGTTGATCTGCCCGACGCACTTCGGAATCGCGCCATTGCCAATCGCAGTCGGCAGACCCTGGTCATGCTCGACCTGGTTCGCACTCTGGTTGAGCCCGTGCCCATCCGCAGTCTCCCGACGACTCGCGGACAGTTTACAATCGACCTGACCCAGGATCTTCTGCGGACCTTTCACGAGCCTGTTGCCGTCCTCCCCTCGGCGGCGCAGATCTCGGCGGCTGTCGAGCTGAATGTGACTCCGCCAGCTGGAGAGCTGTGTGCGATTTGCCAGGACACCATGGCCGTGTCCACTCGTCTGAATGCATGCCGTCACTACTTCCACCACGGATGTATTACCCAGTGGTTCGGAACCAGTGTGCGCTGCCCCGTGTGTCGAAACGATATACGCGAAACCGACGAGGAAGAGGAATGATCGTCGTGTGCACGCCCACCCGCAACCGAGGCTGGACGCAGGCCTTTTCTGAGAGCTGTATGAGGGCGCAAACTCTGCAGCCCGACCACTGGATTGTGCTGGATAACTCGGATACCCCTGAGCGAGGATGGGTCACGAGCGGCGCCCTCACAGTGAAGCGAGTCGAAGGAACCAGGACAATTGCGTGGATGCGGAACCACATGCTCGACATGGCACTGGAGCTGGGTGCAGACTTTATCGTGTTCTGGGACGACGATGATTACTACCCGCCGCAGAGGATCCGCACGGGCGTGGATGCGCTAAAGGCGAATCCAAAGGCAGAGATTGCCACGTCGTCGATGATGTACATGCTGCTCACCCAGGAGAACTGCCTGATGAGTGTCGGTCCTTACGACGACTCGCACGGAACTGCATCGACCTATACGATTCGTCGAGAGTATGCGGCGACTCACCGCTTCGATCCCATCAAGACCTTCGGTGAAGAAATGTCCTTTACCCGGGGATGGAAAGCCAAGATGGTTCAGGTTCCTGCAGAAGACACCATCGTCGTCATGGGGCACAAGGGCAACACCGTTAGCAAGTCCGATGTCTTTTGGAACCCAGACAGGTACCTGGGAAAGGTTGTCAATAACATCAACGGGAAACAGGCGTGGCGCTCGCGGTGGGCGCTATCGCAAGAAGTATGGGATCTGTGGAAAACCACATTCTCTGTCGTAGAATCTCATTTACTTCAGGACTTTGTTTGAACACTGGGCATGGTGGTGGAAGCGCCTCTGACTCGCCGTACTGCAGAGAGTGGAGCATTCGACGCACATCGTAGTGGCACGTCTTGGCCATGGACTGGAGGTCCTGCTTGGGGAACAAGGGCGTCAGGTCGGAGATGGACGGGGGGAAACAACGCAGGCTTTCAATGCGAGCACACGCCTTGAAAATTCGCGGCACCTCATTGCAGGTCATCAGAATGGGAAGAGTCCGATCGGGGGAGATGAACCACTCGACCAACCTGCGCTGGGCATGAGAGTCCGAGCCATCCACCTCATCCAATACCAGACACGAGGCCTTGTTGTCGCCCCGAATCATCGAGGTGATGCTCCTCGTGTGACGATACGACGCAATCAGACGGGCAACATCCTCGTGGGACCGCATAGCCTGTGTCGCATTGATTTCAAGAGGCTCCATTCCACACGAACGGATCGACGCCAGGGCCATGGTCGTCTTCCCGATCCCCGGAGGACCGTGAAGCAAGATCACATTGCTGTAGGGCTTCTTGTTCAAGTATGTGTTCAACCGTGCCTTTGTCTCTCGGTGTCCGACCACTTCATCCAAGAATTGAGGCCGACGGACTTCACTCCACATATACGTGGTTAGAGAGGGTTGAGAAAATGCTTGCGAACTACTAATGGATGTTCCGCAGCACGTCTTGCGGTCCCTGTTTCGGGATACTGCCTTTCCCCTCATCCAGCACCACGTGGATTCCTACGACGATATGCTGTCTGCGCGCATTCCCACCTTCTTGAAGGCCTCGAACCCCGCCGAGCTCGAGCTGCCCGACAAGCGCTATATCCGTGTCTGGTTTGGTGGCAGAGAGTCGGACAAGCTGAAGTGGGTCGCGCCGACGGATGACATGGGCAACGCCATTGTTCCCCACGCGTGCCGCCTCGACAATACGACCTATGCCGTGACGCTCGTCGCGGACCTGGAGGTGGACTATGTATTCCCCAATGGGTCCACCGTCACCAAGGTCTTTGCAGACTTTGAGGTGGGGAAGATTCCGCTGATGCTGCGGAGTCGTCTGTGCTACCTGACGGGAATCGACGGGTATTCGGTGGGCGAGTGCAAGTTCGAGCTGGGTGGGTACTTTGTGATTGACGGGTCCGAGAAGGTATTGCTCACGCAGGAGAAGTTGGGCAACAATCTCTTTTACTGTGGAAAGCGGACACAGGTCAAGAACCCCGAGAATCCCAGTGGTCCTGTCGAGACCTCGGAGGAGCTGGAAGTCAAGGCCTCGTACGACACCAAGGAGGAATACTATGCAGCCGTGCGCTCCGTGTCCGAAGACGCCAGCCGCGGCCCCTACTCCCACTTTCTGGTGATTCCGCCCCCCACGAAGCGGACCGTGAATCGCCTGGCATTGATCACACTTCCTGGATTCGAGAACCCTGTACCCGTGTTTAGCGTGTTCCGTGCCCTGGGGCTCACCACGGACAAGGATGTGTACGACACTGTCCTGGCGGGAATGAACGACCATGATCGGGTCGCCTACGATACCCTGTTTTATCAGTTGGTCCTCAGCCACGAGGAGACGCTGTCCTTCTCGAAAAAGACGGACCTCCAGTTGTTGGTGGACCAGTCACGTACCCGATCCCGCCCTGAAGTGGTGCGGACCCTGCACGATATGCTGTTTCCCCACGTGGAAGTGGATTCCGATGTGGGTGCGCTCTATCGCCGCAAAGCGTACCAGCTAGGACGGCTTCTGCGCATGGCGATGGAGCAGGCTCTTGGCTTGACGGAGCCCACGGACCGCGACCACTTTCGCTTCAAGCGTCTCCAGACCTCTGGCGATCTGTGCTTCGGAGAGTTCCGTCGTATCTTCCGCGAGACATCTCGGAACATGCTGCTGGAGCTGGACAAGAAGGTGAACCAGTACGAGCGCGCGAACTATGCAGGGGATAAGCTGGTCAATGTGCTGCAGCCCGAGAACCTGAGTTTCTACTGGAAGAAGTACCGCCTGCTCTCCGAGTTTCTCAAGTCCTTCAAGGGGTCGTGGGGAGGAGCCGAAGGTATCGCGCAAGAGTTGAGCCGCGTATCCTATGCAGGTGTGATTAGCCATTTGCGCCGCACCAACTTGCAGATGGACCGCACCTCGAACAAGAAGGAGCCGCGCCGTTTCCACGCGTCTCAGATGGGTCTCATGTGTCCAGTGGATTCCCCCGACGGACGCAACATTGGGTACATCAAGGCTCTGGCCATCATGGCTCGAATCTCAACGCCTCTGTCGATGGATGTCGTGCGCGCCATGATCAAGCCCTTCATTCGCCCGATCGTATCCGTCCACCCCTCGACGTGGCAGCCGACCTGGACCCCTGTGTTCTTGAATGCGGATTTGGTCGGAGTGTGTATCGGCAGGACCGAGGAGATGCACGCCCACCTCGTGAAGGAGCGCCGAACACGGAAGTTGACACTGTCACTGGGCTGGGACCGCGTGGCCAATGTGTACACGCTCACCTGCGACGGTGGCCGCCCGATCCGCCCCGTCTACCAAGAGGGCGTCACGGCAGATCGCGTGCGGGCCGCCGAGGGATGGGAACAGATTTCGGGATTGATTGATTACCTGGATGCCGAGGAGCAGAACATCACGCGCTTGTCCATTGAGCCCTTCCACCCCAAGTTGCAGTCGGAGATTCACGCGCTGTTCGCCTTGTCGGCATTGACAGGCATCATCCCCTTCTCGGACCACAATCCAGGCACGCGCAATGCCTTTGCAATTGCCCAGACCAAGCAGACCTGCTCGTGGTTCCACACCAATTACCTCAAGCGATTCGACACCATTGCCGTGACCTCGGTCCTGCCCCAGATCCCCTTGACACAGACATGGGTCTATCGCGAAATCATGGGCGCAGGTGGTTGCATGCCGCACGGAGAGAATGTGATTGTGGCCATTACCACCTACATGGGCTTCAACCAGGAGGATTCCGTCATGATCAATTCCTCGGCCATGAAGCGGGGGTTGTTTCAGACCGTGTATTACCACTCATACGACTTCATGGAGGATATGACGGATCCTGCGACGCAGATCCACACAGAGTTTGCCAACCCCGCTGTCAATCCCCTGTACAAGGATTCCGTGAAGCGCAAGGAGGGCTTCAACTATGACCACCTCGACGCTGAGGGTGTGATCCTCGAGGGCACCGAGTTGACGGAGGACACCATTCTGGTGGGTATGGTGGCACCGATTCAGGACATTAACGGCAAGATCACGGGGTACCGCGATGTATCGGAGAAGCCGAAGCGAGCTCAACATGGTCGCGTAGAATCTGTGTATCGGTATGCGACTCGCGATGGCTTGAAGGGTGTAAAAATCCGTGTAGCCGAGGAGCGCTACCCTGTTCTCGGCGACAAGTTGGGAAGCCGCCACTCTCAGAAGGGAACGCTGGGCATTGTGCTTCCCGAGGAGGACATGCCCTTCACGGCTCGCGGAGTACGCCCCGATCTGCTGTTCAATCCCCACGCTCTTCCCACTCGCATGACGATTGGACACTGGATGGAGAGTTCGTGGAGCCGCTTGGCCCTGAAGTTGGGCGCATTCATCGATGCCACGCCCTTTACGACAACGGACAGCATCCCCACGCTCAAGCAGGTGATGATGGAACAGGGATTCGAACCGTATGGCACAGAAACCCTGTACAATGGTCAGACAGGTGAAATGATGGAAGCCGATATCTTCATGGGTCCCACCTACTACCAGCGCATGAAGCACATGGTAGAGGACAAGGTCAATGCTCGGTCCACTGGTCCGCGCAAGCTGCTGACTCGCCAGCCGCTGGAGGGTCGCGCGGATGAGGGTGGTCTGCGTATCGGCGAGATGGAGCGTGACGCCCTAGTGGCTCACGGAATGGCCAAGTTCACGAGGGAGAGCATGATGGAGCGCTCGGATGCCGCGGTGGTGCAGCTTGACACGGAAACGGGACAGCTAGATACCAGTCGTGTTATGGTAGAGATGCCCTACTGCATGGAACTGTACACGCGGGAGCTGGAGTCGATGCATATTACTGTCCGCATGAAGACCGAGTAGACGAGGTGATTTACATGGCCCGAGTAAGAAGACTCAAATGGACAGCGTTGCGTTTGTCATTCCTATTCATCCACCGTTTTTCCACTATCTTCGCAATTTTCTCGGACAGCTGCCACCCGCATCGAGTCGAGTCTATGCCGTCTTTTCCTCTCCAGAGGATCGTGGTGCATTTGGCGAGCACCCCGCAGTATCGCCCATCGTGATTCCACAGGGCCTGACCTATGACCCGCACTCTACCGCAGGGATCGTGGACTTCAAGAAGTTCTACGCCCTGTCCCAGTTGAAGAACTCGCACCACGAATACTTCATCGTATGCGACTCGGAAATTCAGTTGGTTCCCGAGAACTACACCCCCGAGAATGTCCTCGGCAAGATCGAGGCCATTTTCAAGAACAAGCAGATCTACGCATCGAATGGAGGAAGTGGCAATACAGTTGCTGCGTGTACCGCGTTTCCAGGAGACCTGGCATTGCGTGCAAAGGCGCTGACCGAGGACTATGGATTGGTGTTTTGGTGGAGCAACCTTCCAGTGTGGAAGCGTGAACATCTGCCCCATTTCTTCGAGCTGCTTCCGATCCCTGCCGAGATCTACTCGCGGCCTGATTACAACATCTACCAGGTGTACCTTGCACTGTACCATGACTTCAGATTCCTCAACTTGACTCCGCATATCGGAGTGTACTCGTCTCTAGAGGGATTCGCAACCCGGAAGGAGGAACTGATCGATCGCTTGTCTGCTCTTGGATATGGACATGCGTGGGCGATGACCACGCAACTCAATTTGAACCGAGACAAGCTCACGCAATTGGGGACTTTCCTGGCGTATCACCTCGACCGTTACACGACGCCAGATTGGTGGGCGCCGTAAGTTTTGGGCGCTTAAAGGTAAGGATGGAGGATATAGTATTGAAGATGTCTGACCACATTTACGTCACAAAGCGTAATGGCGATCGCGTCCCCGTTTCCTTCAACGAGGTCTTGACTCGTCTCCAGCGTCTTGCGGATGGACTCGACCATGTGAACCCTGATTTGGTCGCACAGAAGGTGTGCAGCCAGATTCAGGACGGGATCAAGACCTCCGAGCTGGACGAGTTTGCGGCCGAGACCTGCGCCATGATGCAGGCCCGCCACCACCCGAATTACGGTAAGCTCGCGGCTCGTATTCTTGTCGACAATCACCAGAAGATGAATTCCCAGACAATGTTTCACATCGTCAACCATCCGATGTACTCGGAGGAGTATCGCGATCTCGTGAAGACGCACTGGCCGACCTATACCTCCATGATGTCGTGGGAGCGGGACTTCATGTTCGACTACTTTGGGTTCAAGACCTTGCAGAAGGGCTACCTGCTCCCTGGTGAGCGCCCCCAGCACATGTGGATGCGTGTGGCTATCCAGCTCCACGGAGACAACTTTGTCCGTGTGCAGGAGACCTACGATGCCTTGTCCCAGGGGTACTTTATCCACGCGACGCCCACGCTCTTCAATTCGGGTACGAACCACGCCCAGCTGTCTTCGTGCTTCCTGGTCCACATGCAGGAGGACAGCATCAAGGGTATCTACGACACGCTGGCTGAGTGCGCACAGATCTCCAAGTGGGCGGGTGGCATTGGCCTGTCGATCCACAATATCCGCGCACGCGATGCCGATATCCACGGTACGAATGGCAAGTCCACGGGTATCGTGCCGATGCTGAAGGTCTTCAATGACACGGCCAAGTATGTCAACCAGGGGGGCAAGCGCAATGGTTCGTTTGCAATCTACCTGGAGCCGTGGCACGCGGATATCGAGGAGTTCCTGCGCCTGAAGCTGAATACGGGCAATGAGGATGAGCGTGCCCGTGATCTGTTCTATGGTCTGTGGATCTCCGATTTGTTCATGCAGCGCGTGGAGCAGGATGGATATTGGTCGCTGTTCAGCCCCGACCAGTGCCCGGGCCTCTCGGATTGCTGGGGCGATGAGTTCAATGAGCTGTACTGCCATTACGAGCGCAAGAACCTCGCCATGAAGGAGATCCCTGCCAAGAAATTGTGGCAGATGATTGTAGATGCCCAGATTCAGACTGGAACTCCGTATCTGCTGTACAAGGACGCGTGTAATGCCAAGTCCAATCAGCAACACCTCGGAACCATCAAGTCTTCCAACCTGTGTACCGAGATTATCGAGTTCACCTCTCCCGAGGAGACGGCGGTCTGCAACCTCGGGTCTCTGGCTCTCCCCAGGTTCGTCGAGCGGAGCTACGCCCACGACGGAGAGTATCGGTTCAATTTTGACCTGCTTCGCAAGTATACGACCATCTTGGCTCGCAACTTGGATGTTGTCATTGACAAGACCTATTATCCGACGGAGAAGTGCAAGACCTCCAATCTCCGCCACCGCCCCATCGGAATCGGGATCCAGGGCCTCGCAGACGTCTTTGCCATGCTCCGACTGCCTTGGGGGTCGCAGAAGGCAACCGACCTGAATCGGGAGATCTTTGAGAACATCTACTACGCCGCTGCCACGCAGAGTATGTTGGGGGCATCGTCGGACTCGTGGCGCAGTGTGTCTCTCGACAATTCGAACGTGTACCCGAGCTTCGATGGATCCCCAATGAGCGGGGGCAAGCTCCAGTGCGACCTGTGGGGAGAGACGCCCAAGTCAACCTACCTGAACTGGAATGGGCTTCGGGAGTTGTGCAAGACGGGAATGCGGAACTCGTTGCTGGTGGCTCCCATGCCCACGGCATCCACCTCGCAGATCCTTGGCAACAATGAGTGCTTCGAGCCCTTTACGTCCAATCTGTATTCTCGCCGTGTTCTGTCGGGCGAGTTCATGGTCGTGAACAAGTACCTCGTGGAGGATCTGGTGAAGCTTGGACTGTGGACAGCGGATGTGCGGACGGAGATCATTGCGAACAATGGCTCCGTACAGGGAATGGCCGCGATTCCCGAGGAGATTCGCGAGCTGTACAAGACAGTCTGGGAGATTCCGATGAAGACCTTGATCAACATGGCTCGGGACCGCGCGCCCTACATTTGCCAGTCCCAGTCTCTGAACCTGTTTCTGTCGGAGCCCACACCCTCCAAGGTGTCGAGCATGCACTTTTACGCGTGGAAGCAGGGACTGAAGACGGGCTGTTACTATCTGCGCACCAAGGCGGCTGCGAAGGCACAGCAGTTCACCGTGGAGCCGAGTAATTGCTTGACCTGCTCGGCCTGATTTTCCCGAGTAAGGGTAAATGGCTGTGCTTGGTATGGCAACTGCTCTCGGCGGTCGTCGTCGCACGCGTCGTAAGCACAGGGGTGGTGCCCCAAGCTATGTTCCCCTCGGAGGCGAACAGGGTACGGGTGGTAGTTGGACTTCTGCACCCGAGAAGCCTACGTACAATGATGGAGGCGTCCGTCGTGGAACGGTTGGTGGCGGGTACTTTGGTGCGGGAGGAATTGACCCTGGTTCGTTTCCTGGTGTTGGCGGTGCACGCAAGACTCGTCGCGCCGAACTGAAGGCAATGTCCGTTGGGACGCTGCGCAAGATGCTGAAGAAGCTCGGACTCAAGTCGACGGGCGTCAAGACAACCCTGGTCAACCGCCTCAACTATGCGCCTAGGCTGAAGGGTGGTGCACCGCACCCAGTGAATTTCGGACATGACTCGCATGGATACGACGGGGCTGGATATCGCGGCGCCCTTGCACAGGCGTAGGTGCGTTCTTTTCTGGGTCAAAGATAAATGCCCCCTCAGCCTCCTCCGCCCCCGTCGCCGCCTCCGCCTCCGCCTCC